CTACGTCGCCTACCTATTCGCCCACAACGCAGGCGGCTTCGGCGCGACGGGCAATGACAATGTGATTAGCTGTGGGTCGTTTACAGGCACTAACTATTCAGATGGCAGTGTCGTCAATCTTGGATATGAGCCGCAGTGGCTTTTGGTTAAAAACGCCTCGGTTGCAGGTACGGGCTGGGTGATTGTTGACAATATGCGGGGGCTTCCTGCCCCGGGGGCAAACAGCAGCTACCTTGAACCTAACACAACCGCCGCCGAGCAGTCAGATTCTGGGTACTACAAAATAACCTCCACAGGTTTTCAGGGGTCAATCGCTACAGGTGGCCCTAACACATTCATCTACATCGCCATCCGTCGCCCGATGAAGCCGCCGACCAGTGGGACGAGCGTGTTTAGCCCAGTAGCTTACACAGGTACAGGCTCAAATAATACTGTTGCTGCCGGATTCGCAACCGATATGGTAATCGAAGGAAACCGTACTTCTGCTTCCGCAGGGCAAAAGTTTGGCGCATGGGATCGTATGCGCTCGGTGAACTTCCTAAACACAACCACCACTGCCGCTGAAGTGGCAGCAACTACCTCGACCATCCAAGCAAACCCGTGGGACAGCATGACCGGGATAAAAGTAGCTGGTACGTCCGCATTGACCAACGCTTCAGGGGTTACGTTTGCATACTGGATGTTTAAGCGCGCCCCCGGCTTCTTTGATGAGGTCTGCTACACCGGCAACGGAACTACGCTGAGTGTCACACATGGCTTGGGTGTTGTCCCACAGTTAATTATCGTCAAGTCACGTTCTAATGCGCTGAACTGGTACGTGTACCAAGAAAACGAAGGTTCAGGAAAAGCGATTGCTCTTAACTCAACATCTGCGTCATTTACATCAACCGCTTGGGATAACACATCGCCAACTAATACTGCGTTTATTGTAAGCTCGGCAAACGTAAACACTAATAACGCGACGTATGTAGCCTATTTATTCGCCACCCTGCCCGGCATCAGCAAAGTCGGCAGATATACCGGCAACGGCTCATCACAGACCATCGACTGCGGGTTTGCAGCGGGTGCGCGATTCTTCCTAGTCAAAGCCACTTCGACCACGGGTTCGTGGTGGGTCTATGACAGCGCAAGGGGGATCGTTGCTGCGGCTGATCCGGCATTGCAGTTGAACTCAACAGCGGCTGAAGTCACCAGCGCAGATGCTGTAGACCCAACTGCGACCGGCATTATCGTCAACCAAGAAGCTACCTGTTCGATCAATGCGAGCGGGGTCAGTTACATCTTCCTAGCAATTGCGTAAGGAATAACTATGGAAATCCGAATCAGAAAAACTGGTGCAGTAGTTACAGAGCATGAATTCCGCTCCATGTATCCGACTACTTCGTTCCCGCCGATCCTGACTGTTGAACTGCTCGACAGTTTCGATGCTGACCCGGTACTGGAAGGGGCGCAAGCAACGCCTACTACCCCATATCAATTCTCAATGCGTCAAGGCGTAGAGGAAGTTGGCGGGCAGTGGTTCACTAAATATGTTCTCGGCCCAATCTTCACTGAAACCGAAGAAGCCACAGCAGCCGAGCAGGAAGCTGCTTACAAGGCGCAAAAAGATACTGAACAAGCCACGTCTGTACGCGCTGACCGCAATCGTAAAATTGCCGAATCAGACTGGACTCAACTGCCTGACAGCCCCGTTGATAAGGCGGCGTGGGCAGCGTATCGACAAGCCCTGCGTGATTTGACTGCGCAAGCGGGGTTTCCGTGGAAAGTAAATTGGCCGGAAATGCCGAAGTGAGGACAACGCAATGACCACCTACACGTGGAAGATAGAGCGCCTGGACGCCTATCCGTCGTATGAGGGAGTCAGCAACGCCGTATACAACATGCACTGGCGGCTGCTGGCCGAGGATGGTCTTGGACACCGCGCCGAATGCTACGGCACGCAAGCGGCAGGCCCGATCGACGCCGAGGATTTCACGGCGTATGAGGATCTGACAAAGGCGCAAGTCATCGGCTGGCTTGAAGCGGCGATGGGGCAGGGGATGATTGACGAGCTGAAAGCTGGGCTGGACGGTCAGATCAGCAAGTTGGCCAACCCGACGACTGCAATGCTTGCGGTGCCGTGGGAATGAAATTGACTTGAGAAGTGAGAATAGCTGATGGCCGGATTCAAACTTAACGCATTCTCAGGCATTCGCCCCCGCGTGCCTGAATCTTTGCTGTCGGAGCGCGAGGCGACGACGGCGCAAAACTGCGACTTCGCTTACGGCGAGCTGCGCAACACCAAAGCCGGCTATCAGTTGTTCGTCATGCAAAACACGCCACGCGGCCTGTACACCGACGATGGCCTGACGTTCTACTCCTGGGCAACCGATGTCAACGCCGTGCGATCGCCCATCGTCAACGACACCTTCAATCGACTGTATTACACGGGCGATGGCGCAATGAAAGTTGCCAACCGACTCGGCACACGACCCAACGGCGGCGTACCTAGCACAAGCTATCAGGTTGGCGTTCCGCGCCCAACCGTCAAGCCGGTCATTGCGGTTCAAGAAGCTGCCGATGTGACCAGCAGCAACGCAACCATCACGTTCAAGTTTCACTACGAGTACGGCGGCGTTAAATATCAGGAGCAAAGCGTTTCGCCGTCAGTCGTCAACAACAAGCAATACCAGTTCACCCCACCGGCAAAAGAAACGGAGACACCGGAAACGGCGTTCCCGGTGCTGCGCATGACGGCCAAGTGGATAGCCGACGGCGCACAAGTTTTCGATCTCTACACCGAGAACTCGTCCTTTGATAGCACGGGCGGCTTGTATTCGCTCGACATGAAGAAGGACACAAGTGGCGACACGTACACCGCTACGCTGACGACCGGCATTAAAGAAGAAGATAAGGAAACGCGCGCCTACATTTACACCTACGTCAACACGTACAACGAGGAAGGCCCGCCCAGCAGCCCGGAGCTGGTGACGACCTCGCCGGAGCTTGGATGCACGATCACGGTAAGAAAGGACGCGATTGGCAGCTATGCCCCAATCAAGGAAATTCGGATCTACCGCACCCCTACCGGATCGACCATTGCAAACTATTTCTACGTTGGCACGATTGCGGCGGCGGGCAGCTCGACCAGTTTCTCATTCACCGATAACGTCAAAGCGGAATACCTGAATGAGCCACTGTCCTCGCTCAACTACTACCCGCCGGATGCCGCGCTTACCGGCTTGATGTCGCTCCCCAACGGCATCCTGTGCGCGTGGAAGGGCAACGAGCTGCATTTCTCCGAGGCGTACAAGCCGTGGGCGTGGCCACCGGCCTACGTCAAGCCAATCGAAAGCGCGATCGTCGGCGGTGTGGTTCACGGCTCCGGCGCGGTCATTACGACCCGCACGAAGCCTTACCTGCTATCTGGCGTATCGCCGGATTCAATGACGGCCACCAAGCTCAACGTCGATCAGGCGGGCGTGTCGAAGTGGTCGATCGCGGTGGTGGACGGAGTGGCCATGTACGCCAGCAACGACGGCTTGGTGGTCATCAATGGAGCCAGCGGCAGCTTGTTGCAAAGCCAAAAGTTCTTCACGCGCGAAGTCTGGCGCGCTCGCAACGCGGCTGGCTTGGCCAACATGCGCTTTGCAGTGTGGGATGGCAGGTTGGTGGTGTTTGCTTCAGACAACACCATCACGCCGTTCATGATCCGGGTGGACGAAGCTGATGGCACGATGACCGATCTGCCGGAGCTGGTGGCGCAATGTGCTTTCGTCAGCCCGCTGGCCGATCAGTTTTACTACGCCACCGGAACGGCGCTGCTCCAGTTCAACGGCGGCGTAGAGCAAAGCGCGGTTTGGCAGTCGCGTGAGATGGTCAGCAACCGCCCGGTCAATTTTGGCGCGGCGCAGGCCGTGTACACCGGCAACTGGACAATTGAGTTTTGGGCGTACCAGCAAGATCCGGCAACGGGAATATGGACTTACAACCTAGTCCACATGCAATCGCTTGCCGGCAACATCACGACTTTCCGTTTGCCGTCAGGCTTTGAGTCCGACCGGCATCGCATCAAGATTAGCGGGTCTGGCCGATTCCGCGAGTTGCGCGTGGCGCAAACAGCAAGGGAGCTGGCATCGCTATGAGCGCGACCAACAAGGGTATTCCTGGCATCCCCGATGCTGCGCTGGATTCTATTTCGGATGAAAACACCCGACTTGTCTTGCGCGCCCTTGTGGACGGTTGGAACGTGCGCAACGCCGCTTCCGGCTCCGGCGACTCGGCGTTCATCACCAAGGGCGAGATTGACGGTCTGACGGCGAGATCCGCACAGAAAGCCGTGGCCAATCTCGGCGGGATGCGCCTTGATCCGGGCGAGATCTCCCGCATGATGGACGATCTGCATTCGCAGGTTTTTGAGTCCAAACTGTTCAAGGATCTGGAGGAACGGGTTGATCTGATTGACAAGCCCGGTGGCATCTTTGACCGGGTGGGCGCAACCGAGTTGGCGCTGGTCAACGAAACGACGCAACGTATCACCGGGCAGACCGCGCTTTCGACGCAAATCACCGCGCTCGGCACGCGCATCGGCACGGCAGAGGCAGGGCTGATTGCGGAAACGACCCAGCGGGTCAACGCCGACAACGCGCTGCAAACGACCATCAGCACGCAGTACGCACAGGTCAGCGAATCGCTGGCGCTGCAACAGTCGTCCATTGTCACCAACGCCAATGCCGTTGCCGCGCTCACCACGCAGTACAACCAGATTCAAGCGTCGGTGGGCAACCTCTCGGCGGCGCTTGCCGTGGAGTCCGAGGTTCGCGCCAACGCTGACAACACGCTGTACGGCCAGTACACGCTGCGCATCGACATCAACGGTCGAGTGTCTGGATTCGGTCTTGCAGCAAGTCCGACTGTCTCCGACTTCATTGTGCGCGCCGATCGTTTTTCCATTGTCAGTCCCAACGGCAATCAGGCGGCGGTCATCATGTCCAACAACACCATCAACGTGTATGACGAAAACGGCGCGTTGCGGGTCAGGATAGGGCGGCTGGCATGACGTTTGGCATGGGCGTCTACAAGGCGAGCGGCGCGCTCGTTTACTCGACCACCGACGTTACATGGAATCAAGTCGATTACTTTCTGGTCGAGCGCAGCGAGTCGGTTGCCAAAGAGTTTCCTGTTCTTCAGGGGCGAGAGGTATTGGTCGCGCAAGTCATGATCGACCCGCCGCCTATCAATCGAAAGGCGGTCGCGCCTACGGTCACGGTATCTGGCACGACGGTCACGGTATCCGGTGGATCTGAACGCGCTTTCATTCTGGTGCTGATGCGATGAGTTGGGGATTTCTTGCGCTGAACAACAACAATCAGGTGCTGGTGTCATCCGACACCCGGAACCTGCATTTCATCGGCAAAGCGTTTCTTCAGGAAACGATCAAGACCGTCAATAGCTACGGCGGCATCCGGCAATGGCGCTTTCGCATCAATTGCGCTGTTACCCCCATGCCGTTCTTCAGTATGCCGACGCAAGAGTATTACGCGGTATCGTCCATTACTCAGGTAAGTGTTGGTGTTTGGGACATCGAGATTATCCGGTCGGGAACGTCGGGCAACCTCGTACCGGAGGTGTATGTCTTTGCCGATCCGCGCGCAGTGACGCCACGCGATACCAATTATGGAATGCAGGTGTTCCGCGACGACGGCACGCCGTCGTTCGACAGCCGGCTTCAGCCGTTGGTGGTCACGGGCGGCATCAGCGTCAACCCGCCAAGCAACCCAAAGCTGGCCAGCGTCACCGGCTTGAGTGCAAAGTATTGCGAATCCACCAGTGCAGCCGGCGACAAGTTGGGATCGGACAATCGCAATACGTTCCCTGTCAATATCATCGGAACGAAGCCGATCTACTACTACCCATCGATCGCGCAGGCTCAGAGGCAATGGCAATTCTATGAAGCAGAACTTGAATGTGACGATTACGGGCTTTGCCTAATCACTGAGCGAAGCTATCAGTGGTACAGCCGGTATTGGGCTTTCTATCGCGGTGGCATTAGCCGTGTCGGGAGCTTCATCTTCTGCGGCTGGATTACGGTGGAGTACGGCTGCAATTGGGATTACCGCAAATCCTCGTCCATTATCGGCATCGGCATTGGCGGTGATTCTGGGAATGGCGGCACTTGGCCGTACTCGAACGAAACGCTGAACTTAGATCCAACGGCTGTCATCATCGCTGACGGCGCTCGATATGATTAAGCCATTCACCATTCTTGAAACACGCACGGAGGCCGATGGCAGCTTCGGCGTGTTCTATCGGGTTGAGCTTAGAGTAGTTGAGTCTGTCATGCCACGAAAGGTCGTTCTGAAGCAATTGGAGGGCTATGCGACCGTGCCAAAGGACGCCGACATCGATGCGTACATTTATCAGTATCTGAAAGACAGCGGGTGGGTGGAATGATCGAGCTGATGACATGCGGGGAATTGGAAAGGGTGGCGTATCGCAATGGCACGCCAGAGTTCGAGGAGCAGGCCAAGGCGCTCCGCGATCAGTTCGGCGCGCTGTCTACCGACAACTGGTTCTCGGTTTCCACGCCGCAATACAACGACATCTACGACGACGACATCGTTTCCATCGTCTATGTTGCCATCCCGACCTACCTGCACCATTTGGACATTGGCGCAGCCGGCAGGAAGTATTTTCTGCGCAACGGTTGGGTCTACGACAAGGTGTACCTGTTCATCCCCCCAGGCCAGCGCCCGCTGCCCCAGCCGGAGGGCGCGCGCGGCATGTACGTCGGGTATCTGGCCAACGTCTACGGCCAGCCTGGGGATGCCGACCTGACCCGTTATCGCTGCCTGTACTTCATGCACCCGGATCACGCCGCCGTCGAGGCGTGGGCGGGGCAGTCGCTGCCGCAGGGCAAGTATTCGACGTTCTACTCGGCCACGTTCGATGCCGACGACGGCAACCGGCTGCTGCGCATGAAAACCTACACCTACGACGAGCAGGGCGAGCTGTTCTCGGATTGGGATGTGACCTACCTGCGCCACTGCAAGCGGCGCGGGCTGGTGGATGCCCTGATCGAGTCGAATTGATGGTTCGAGGGCAGAATCAGGCCATGAAAATTGGCCTCAGTACGTCCGTCGAAAACCTGATCTACGACCCGTTTCCGGGCGCGTCTACCGAGCTTGCAAAGATAGCAAGTCTGACGCACGACCAGCGGATGGAGTTGCTGGAAGCCATGATGTTGTGCTGCGAACAGGTCGAGATTCCGCTTGAGCATGTGTTCGCGCCGGGGGTTTACATGCGCAAGGGCGTTATTCCAAAAGGCGCGTTTTTGATCGGACACACCCATCGAACAGAGCATCTGACTGCGGTATTCGCCGGCAAGGTGTCCGTTGTGATGGATGGAATTCGCACCGAATTTGTAGGCCCGTGCGTGTTCAACTCAAAGCCAAACACGCGCAAACTGATTTACGCGCATGAGGATGCGGTGATGGCGAACATCCATCCAACAACGGAAACTGATTTGAGTAGGCTGGAAGAAATGCTGATTGTTAAGAGTGAAACCAGTGTGATGTTCAAAAAGGGCATCAAAACTGATTTGATGCGATTGGCAGAATCACTGGTCAACAGCGACTACTTTGCCGTCGCACAAGGAGAACTGATATGTGGGCAGTGACCGCAGCAGTAGGTGGCGCTTTAGTTAGCGGCATATTTTCCGAACGCGCATCGAGCCGCGCCGCCGCCGCCAGCCAAGGGCAATCGGACGCCGCCAAGCTGCAAGCACAGATCGCCGCCGAGCAGTGGGATCGGTACAAAGAAATGTACAGCCCGCTCGAAGAAAAATACGTTCAGGACGCGCAGAACTACGACAGCCCGGAGCAATACTCGCGCGCGGCTGGCGAGGCGTCGGCTACGGTCGCCTCGCAGTTCTCCAAGGCGCGCGACCGTCTGACTCGCACCCCCGGCCTCGATCCGTCGTCGGGGGCGTATCAGTCGGGGTTGCTGGGCTTAGAGCTGGGGCAGGCCGCGTCCGATGCGACTGCGCAGAACGCGGCACGGCAACAGGTACGCGACACAGCCTACGCTCGCCAGACAAATGCGCTGAACTTGGGCAAGGGCTTGCCGGGGACGGCCATGAACGGCTTGTCCAACGCCAGCTCGACCATGGGCAGCATTGCCGGTCAGCAGTACCAGCTCGCCAATCAGCAGGCCAACGCGGGCGGTCAGTTCGTCAGCAACATTTTCAGCGCGGCCAAGAACAACGGCTGGCTCGGTGGTGGCGGCTACAACCATTCCGCTGCCGATCCGACCTACGGCGCGGGCGGCGGGCGCGGGCTGGACTTCTCCGAAAACATGCAGACCTACGGAATTTAAGGAGCGCCGACGATGGATCTCGGACTAGCCATGGCGGGCGCAAACGCCTTCTTCAAAGAGCAGCAAGCACAGGACATCCGTGACCGCGAGAAGCAACGCTACGAATGGGAAAAGCAGCGAGCCGAAGCGGAGATGTCAACGCTGCCCGACAAGACCGCCGCCGATCGCAGCGGCTATCAGCTTCGCTCCGGCCAGAACCAGCAGGGGATTGAACTGCTGCCGGGTGAAACCGCCAACAAAAAGACCGAGCAGCAGATCAAGACGACCGAGCTGACGGGCCAGCAGAATCGCCTGCCGCAAACGGAAGAAACCAAGGACATCAACGCCGGCATGGGGCTGGCCACGGCCAAGGCCGAGCAGGAGATGCAGTCTGACGTTATCCAGCAGAAGAAGAACGTACAGACAATTGCCACAGCCGTTTCCAATCTCGATGTTGAGGAATTGCCGCGCACGCTCGCGCAAAAGCGCCTGCAAAACGAGATCAGCCAATCCGACTCCGATGTGATGATCGCGGCCAAGCTATCCGACCTGATCGACGCGGGCGATACCAACAGTATTGTTCGCCTGCTGAACGCGCAGAAGAAAACTATTACCGATCCGAAGATTGCCGGCCTGCCGGATGTCGCGTCGGTCGCGCGCGCCAAGGACGCGAACGGCGTCGAGTATCTGGTGCTGAAGGATGCCGAAGGCAACCAGATCACCGCACGCCCGATCGAGGGCTACCGCGCGGCCAAGTCCAGCCTCGCCAAGATCGACTACAAGACAGTGGATGCTGGCGACTCGCTGGTGCGCGTGCAGGGCGGCAAGGTCACGCCGGTCTACACCGCGCCGGAAAGCGAAAAGAGCAAGGCCACGAAGGCGGGGCCGATGGAGCGCGATGTCAATTACCTGACCAGCACCTTCGGCATGTCGCAGGAGCAGGCGCTGGCTCACCTGAACTCGGCCAAGACCATGAGCCGTAGTCAGTTCGTACTCAAAAGCGTGCAGGATCTCATCTCCATCGATAAGCAGCCAACGCCAGAGCAGGAAAAAGCAATCGGGGAGGTTTACGATCGGATCGCCGGGGGCAAACCGCAAAGCTCGAATTCCAAGCCGGCTCCTAAAATGGCCAAGCCAGAGGTAAGGAGTGTCCTCGGCCTCGATTAACACCCCCTGACAATTCGGCGCGCCATGAACAAAGAGAACCAGATCGGTCTTGACACCCTAAACTCAAATCCTTCTGGCCTCACCGAAGTTTCATGGAGCGCCCAATTCCAGCCTCAAGAGCCGCTCCCGCTCAAAGAATCCACCAACCCCGCCGCCGCAGGCCAGCCGCCTCAGAAACAGGGCGCGGGCATCTCCAACGACAAGCTCGACGCCATCGCCCAGCGCGAGGGGCTGACGCCAGCGCAGGCGCGCATCTGGAAGGAAGGCATCCTCGCCCAAGAGTCGGGCAAGGGTTCCAATTCCAAGACCAGCGTAGACGGCGCGCGCGGCCCCGGCCAAGTCATTCCCAGCACGTTTGCCGGCTACGCCAAGCCGGGGGAGCGCGTCGATAACGAGGAACACAACCTCGCCGTGTCGGCGCGCATCGTCAAGGATCTGGCGACCAAGTTCAACGACGACCCGGCGCGCGTGGCCGTCGGCTACTTCTCCGGCGAGGGCAACGTCAGCAAGAACGGCGGGCAGGCGTGGAAGAACGACGCCGCCGACGGCAACGGCAAGCGAGTTTCGAGCTACGCTTCCGACGTTCTGCGCCGGCTGGAAAGCGCGCCGCAGGCCAACGGCTCGCCCGCGCCCGCACCGGACACCAGCAAGATCCCGCGCTGGAACGACATCGTAGCCAAGCCGGAATACGCCAAGCTCTCGCCGGAAGATCAGCAAGCGGCCAAGGAGCTGTACTTCGACCATTACATCGCCCCGGTCGCGGGGGAGGACGCAGAAAGCCTGCGCGCGGAGTTCATGGCCAAGAAGGCCAGCGCGCCCGCTCCGAAGCAAGAGCCGGGGTTGCTCGACAAGGCGGGTCAGGTTGTCTCGGACATTTACTCGCAAGCGAAGAAAGAGCTGTTCCCCAAATCGGTTATGGAAGGCGCGCCGGCACAGCCGACGCCGACCGACGCCTCCTTTGCGCCGGCCAAGCCGGAGGTGCGCCGCGCCGTCGAGGCGCAGTGGGATGCCGCATCGCCCGCGCAGCGCGCCAAGATGGAGGCCGATCCGAGCTGGGTGGGCGACATCGCCCGCGCGCGCGCGGGTGCTTTTGGCCGTCAGGACAAGGCGCTGCCAAACAGCCCGACCCTACAAAGCGTCGATCCGCGCGTCGAGGCGCGCCGCGCCGAGCTGATCCGCAAAGGAGAAGATCCACGCTTTGCCGACACTGCCGCGCAGGAAGGTGCGCGCAAAGCTGCGGTGCCGGGGCAGGAAATTGCCGCGCTCGATGGCGTGGCGCAGAAGTCGGACTTTGACTTCGATACGCAAGCCGCGTTTTCTGGCGACAACAAGCTGCTGAACAACCCGATCACGCGCGCCGGAGCCAAGGGTGCGCTGGGCATTGCCAAGTTTGGGGCGGGCTACGGCCAGTTCATGTCCGACCTGTACGGGCTGGACGGCTCTGCCGGCGTGATGAAAGACGCTGGCGATTGGGTTCGCGGCAAGGAAGCGGCCATTGGCGAACGCGGCACGATGCTGGAGCGCAATCTGGAAGGTGCGCTGAGTTCGATCACGCAACAGCTTCCGCTGATGTTGGTGGGCGTCAAGACAGCCAGCGAAGCAATCCCGTTGGTCGGCATCGGGATGCAGACGTTCGGACAGGAGTACAGCGACGGTCGCGCCAAAGGGCAATCGATGGGCGAGGCGGCGACGCGCGCCGGCCTGTTCGCTGCATTTGAAATCGTGGGTGAGAAATTCTCAATCGGCGCAAACCTGAAGGCGCTGAAGGCGATCTTCGACAAGACGCCGACCGATCAGCTTGCCGGTCTGATGTGGAACGTCATCAAAAAAGAAGTTCCGAGCGAGATGCTGACCACCACCGGCCAGTTCGCCACAGACAAGCTGGGCGGCGGCGTCGGCCTGAACCCGAACGCCGGTACGCAAGAATTCATTGCGCAGATGGGCGACACGATCGTTCAGACGATCATGCAGTCGGTCATCATGGGTGGCGCACCGGGCGCGGTGAAAGGCACGCGAGACTTCCTGACCGACAAGGGCGACGAGTCGGCCAACATGGTCGAGATCCGCGCCAACTCCGCGCAAGAGCAGGCGCTGGCCAAATGGGAGCAGTTCCGGCAGTCCACGCGCCCGCAGAACGCCGGTCGCCCGGAGCCGACCATGGGCGCGGAGACACCCGTCACCGTTACCGGCGACGGCAGGATCGAGCCGACGATGGCCGACGATCCTATCGGGGCGATCGCTCTTACCGGGCAACAGCCGGCCACAGCCACGCCCACGCCGGAGCCGCAGGCCAACGCGATCAGCCCGATCGTGGCCGATGCCGACCAGATTGTTTCCGAGCTGGCGACGCAGGCTGGCATCCCGCAGGACACGGTGCTGCCGACTCCCACGGCATCCACGCCTACCGTCGCCGCGCCATCACCGACTACCGGCGCGGTAGAGCCGCAGACCGACAACGATGTGTCGGATCTGGCCGAGGTGCGGCTGGATCAGTTGCGTGCCAAGCGCGACGGCGGTTCGACCATGGTCATGACGGAGGACGGCCCGCAACAGGTCGATCAGCCGCCGATGGCGCTTACGCCGCAAGAAGCGCAGGAGCTGGCCACACTTGAATCTGGTGACATCAACGCGATCCGCACGTTGTATGGAGCCAACAACCCTGTGGCGCAAGCCACGCTCGAACCCGGCCTCGTAGCCGCACAGGAGAACCCCAATGAAAGCGTACAAGCACAAGCCCCAGCCCAAGTCGATGGGACTGCACCTGGCATCGCCCCGCAAAATGCCGTCGGAAATGATGGGCAGTCAGGCGGGACAGCCGCCGTCCAAGAACCCGCAGCCGACGCCGCAAGCGCCCAAGTCGGTGCCGAAGGTGGCCAACGACAGCAAGGGCTATCAGCCGAAGATGCGCTAGAGCGCGAGGCGATCCAATCCGAGGCTGATTTCAAGCCGACGGATGTACCCGACATCGACGTTCCTTTTGACCCGATACCGACCAATGGCACTCAAACCCCTCAAGCCCAGCAAGCAGAAGCGCAAGGATCGGAAGCACCCGCAGCCAAGCGACAAGTAAGTGAAAAGACGGGCAACGTCAGAACGTCGTATGACGTTTGGGACGATGAAGGCAACAAGGGAACGATCAACATCATTCGCAAACCGGATGGTGAGGTATTTCGCATCTTTCAGGAATGGACGAACAAGGATGGCAAGACAGCCCGTTTTGAGATGTCCACCGGATATGGCAAAGGGGCGGCCGACGATTACATTGTCAAAGCGATTGCAGAGCCAAGCGACTTGTCGCTAACCAAACCTGAGACAGTAACAGCACCACCCAAGACCGAGAAGGAAGCCAAACAGCGTAAACAGCAGCCGACGCAAGCCGCGCCGGATCTCGACGCCATGTTCGATGAGGTGCTGGCCGAGGAAACGGGTGGCAAGGAACAAGAGCAATCGCCGCTTTTGCGCGCGCGCAATGACCTGATCGATCTTCGCTCTCAAGTTGAAGCGCAAGGCAATGTTGTCGATGATCGATTGTTGGAGCGAGTGCGCCGGCAAGAACGTCTGGTCAAAGAGCTTCAGGGAGAGACTGCGCCCAAGACCGAGCGCCAAGCCAAAGAGCAGCGCACGGCCGGCGAGGCGGCAGCTTCGGCCGCCAAGAACACCGTCGAGGGATTCAACAATGCGATCGACGGGCTGGGCAAGCTGTTCGGCGGTGGCCCCGGTACGCTGGGCAGCGGCCCCGTGTTCAACGAGGAAACCTACCGCAAGGCCAAGCCGCTGTTCCAAGCCGCTGTTGCAAATTTCCAACAGGCCGGCGCAGACATTCGTGAGGTGATGCGCGCGGTCGTGCAAGCCTTGCTGGCCAAGTTCGGCAAGCAGGCCGTCGAAAACATGAAGCCGTATGTCGTTCGGTTCATTTCGGAGTACCAGCAGGGCGACAAAACCGAGGCGGTATCAACCGCGACCGACCTGTACACGCCGGAAGGAAAGATGAAGGTCGCGCAGACGCTGGCCGACGAGTTCATCGGCGGCGCGAGCTTCAAGACCATCATCGAAGCGCGCAAGCGCATCAGCGATCTGATCGGCAAGCCCATTGAGGCGGCGACCGAGCTGGCCAAGCAGGCCGACGAAACGATCGAGGTGGCCGTCGTGCTGGCTGGCCGCGAGATCGTCAAGGCGGGGCGCGCGCAAGGCCGCAGCCCCCAGGTTATCTATGAACGGCTGGTGGATCTGTACAACCGCCAACCGAATCTGGCCGTGCGCTCGTCAACCAGCGTGCGCGATCAGGCGTACTCGACGCCGGTTCCGCTGGCGTATCTGGCCTCGGAGCTGGCCGGCATCACCTATGACAGCAAGGTGCTGGAGCCGACGGCGGGCAACGGAATGCTGCTGGTGGGCGCAGCCACCGAGAATTCCACGGCCAACGAGCTGAACCCGAAGCGTGCGTCCATGCTTCAGGCCATGGGCTTCGATGCGCTGACCGAGAACGCGGCAACCGAGGATCTGGCCGATCCCAACAGCCAAGACGCGGTGATTGCCAACCCGCCGTTCGGCGCAACCAAGAACGCCAAAGGCGAAACCATCGTCTATGAGGTCAGGCCGGACTACGGCACGCGCGAGGTCGATCACGCGATCGCCTTCAACGCGCTGACCACCATGAAGGACGATGGCCGCGCCGCGCTGATCGTTGGTGGTACACAATCAACGGAAGAAGAAGCCCGCCGCGAGGATTACCGTGGCAAGGGCAAACGGACGTTCTACTTCAACCTATATAACGAATACAATGTCGTTGACCACTTCACTGTGGACGGCTCGCTTTACTCCAAGCAGGGCGCGAGCTACCCGGTGGATGTCATTGTCATTGAGGGTCGTGGGAAGTCTGCGCGGAATCTGCCGGCTGCTGACTTGCCGCAGATCATTGGTTCCTACGACGAACTCAAGGAGAAATTGAATGGCACTCGTAGCGTGGAGTCCCAAGGGGTACGCAGCACCGATCGAGCTGCTGGCGGTCAAGATCAAGCCGGGGCAGGTAACGGAACGGCAGTGGATCGAGGCACTGGCCGACCGAGTGACGCAACTGGCGATCGAGGCGGGCGAGGAAACGACGCTGCAAGCGTGCCGAGATCTCGAACTGCCGGAGACAGACAACCCGCAGGAAGCGGGACAGTTTCTGGTGATGGGCAATCTCAATCTCAGGACACATCTGGATCTCGCAGTGATCGACAAGCCGCCGTTCCCGGCGAAGGTCGGGGAACGCAACCCGGAAGCACAGCAAGCGATCGAGGAAACCGACCTGTCGAGGTGGGTGGAGAGCGCGTTGTCGCTGGTGAGCGCGTCGGATCTGGACTGACCGACCGGCGCGGCGAAGAAACCGAAACCGAGAACCAAGTAGCCTACGAGCCGCGCTCGAACGCGGCGTCTGTCGGCACGCTCGTCCCCCGCGCAATGCGGGATTCGATCCAGAACTCGATCGCCAAGATCGAGGATCAGTTCGGCAACATTGACGAGTTCGTAGCCGAGAAGCTGGAGATGGACGTTGAAACCCTCCGCGAAAATTTCTCTGCGGAGCAGGTTGACGCGCTGGCGCTGGCTATCAAGAACGCCGAGGAGGGACGCGGCTTCATCATTGGCGACCAGACCGGCATCGGCAAAGGCCGCGTGGTGGCCGCGATGATTCGCTACGCGCTGGTCAACGGCAAGGTGCCGATCTTCGTCACGGAAAAGCCAAACCTGTATTCGGACATGATCCGAGATCTGGACGACATCGGCATGACCGCCGAGTTGGCGCTCGACACCAACAAGCCACGCATCTTCATCACGAACGCCAGCGAGTCGATCCCGTACACACTGTTGCGTGAAAGCAACGGCGAGATTACGGAAACGAACCTGACGTTGCGCGCGCCTGCTTCCGGCAAAGCACTGGAACAACAGTTCCAGATGCACATGAACGCCAATGATCTTGGCCATTACAAGGTCATTTTCACGACGTACAGCCAGCTCCAGACGGTCAAAGGCAAGCAGACCACCCGCATGAACTTCGTCAAACAGTTCGGCGCGGGCAACTACATGATCTTCGATGAGTCGCACAACGCGGGCGGCGCGGGTGAGACTCAGGCGCGCAGCAAGGAGCAGCGCGACGCGGCCAAGGCTGGCGAAAGCCTCGTCACCGGGCGCGCGGCCTTCGTGCGCCAACTGGTCAACGCTGCCTTTGGCACGTTCTTCAGCTCAGCCACCTACGCCAAGCGACCGGATGTGATGGATCTGTACTCGTCCACGAACATGAAGCTGGCCGTGGATCGAATCAGCCAGTTGGGCGAGGCCATCAAGAATGGCGGCGTGCCAATGCAACAGGTCGTCGCCAACATGCTGACGATCGACGGCCAGTACATCCGGCGCGAGCGCACGTTCGCAGGCGTTTCCTACGATACCGTGGAAACGAAGGTGGACAAGGAAACCGCAGAAAACATGGCGTCGGCCATGCGGGCGGTGCTGGCGTTCTCGCGCGCCAAAGAAGCGGTCATCAAGAACATCCAGAAGGAGATGGACAAGGAAGGCACGCTCATCAAGCAGATGGGCGGCGAGTCCTCGACCATTCAGGGTGCGAACTTTGGCGCGATCATGCACAACCTGATCGACCAGATGCTGCTGTCGCTGAAGGTACAGGACTCCATCAACCACGCGCTTGAGCGCCTGAAGGCAGGCGAAAAGGTGGTGATGACGGTATCGAACACCATGGGTTCATTCCTCAAGGACTACGCCGAGGAAATGGGTCTGAACATGGGCGATCCGGTCGCGCTGTCGTTCAAGGATCTGTACGACCGCTACCTTGAGAAGCAGCGCATCGTGACGATCAAGGACGGCGCAGGACGCAAGACCCAGCGCCGACTGACCGACGCCGAGCTGGGGGCAACGCTGGTGGCTCAGTTCGAGGCGGTGCGCAAGCAGATTGCGGAGTCCGGCTTCGGTTCCGCGCCGATCTCGCCCATCGACTTTTTGCACAACGAGCTGCGCAAGGCGGGCTACAAGACCGACGAGATCACCGGGCGCACGGTCACGCTGAACTATCAGAGCGGCACGCCCATCCTGACCAGCCGCAGCGCGAACATCCGTCAGCGGGTCAACGCGGTGCGCGGGTTCAACAACGGCGACGTTGACGTAATCATCCTGAACCAAGCTGGCTCGACCGGCCTTTCGCTGCACGCTGCCTCGAAGTTCAAGGATAAGCGAAAGCGGCACATGATTATTGTGCAGGCCGAGAAGAACATCGACACGCACATGCAGATGCTAGGTCGCGTGCATCGTACCGGCCAAGTCATCCCGCCGGCCTACTCGCAGATGATGGCCGACATCCCGGCTGAGATGCGCCCGGCTGCGGTGCTGATGAAGAAGATGGCCAGCCTGAACGCAAACACCACGGCCAGCCGCAAGTCGTCGGTGACTGCCGAGGGTGTCGTTGACTTCGTGAACGACTACGGCGGTCAGGTGGCGCAGGAGTTTTTGCGCGACAACCCGGATGTTGTCGAGGCGATCGGCGGCAGCAAGGTGGTGCCGATCCTCGATGACCCATCCGAGGCGTCCGAGGACGACATTCGCAAGCTAACCGGCTACATCCCGATCCTGCCGATCAAGCAGCAGGAGCAGATTTATAAGGATCTGATCGACCGCTACAACGAGCTGATCGAGCGCGAGAACACGCTCGGCACGAACAAGCTGGAAGCCAAGGCGGTTGATCTTGATGCGCAAATCCTGTCCACGGTTCAGATCACCGAGGACAAGGGCGATCCATCCATCTTTGCCCAGCCGGCCAGCATGGAGCAGGTTGACGTTAAGCGCAATGTGAAGCCGTACACCAGCGCAGAAGTCAACGAGATCGTCAACGAACGCCTGGGCGATAAGACGGCGGGTGCCGTTGCGAACGATTTCATCAAGATGGTGACTGAGCTTACGCACCAGTTTGAGCGCGAAAAGATTGATGCCGAGAAGAAGAAGGAAGGTGTCGATCCGGTTAAGATCGAGTCGCAGCGCGCGATCATCAACATGACGCTCGGCCACGTTCGCGCCGTCCTTCAGAACTACCAGATCGGTAACTCCATCTCGATCAAGGACAAGAACGGCTTCATCATCTACGGCGTCATCACCGACATTCAGAACAAAGGCCGCACGCAAAACCCGGCAGCGGGTTCGGCGTGGAAGATGACGATCGCGCTGGCCAACGGCGATGCCAAGAGCCTGACGATCAACTTCGGCCAGATCGGAAATCGCTACGAGCTGTCGCGGGAAACGCGCGTCAACTGGTACAACGCGGAAACGCAGAGTGCCGAGATGATGAACATCACGGACATCTTCGACAAAGGTTCGACGGTGCGCCGCGAGAAGCGTTGGATGGTGACGGGCAACATCCTCGCTGGCTTTGCTAAGTACCCCGGCCAGATCATTCAGTACACCAAGAAAGACGGCACGACCGGACAGGGCGTGCTGATGAACCGTCAGTTTGATTTTGCCAAAGAGCAGAAGAACCAGCCGGTCACGCTGAAGTCCGGCGCGCAAGTCATGCAGTTCATCAAGGCGGTTGGCGATGGCGCGATGGTTGGTACGCCGGATGGTAATTTCCGTATGAGCTTGCGCAACGGCAAATTTGTATTCGTAGTGCCAAAGAGCAAGAGACAGGGCGGCAAATACCATCAGGACAAAGGACTCACCCAACACACCGGCGAATTTTACAGTCGCGGTGAGCAGATGGTGGCCAACACCTATGACGCCGCCGACGCCACAGCCGCGCTGGACTACATCATCAACGAGATTGAGGAATCGATTCAGGCGTTGAACAACGCCGACAAGGCGCGCGAGATGTTTGCGCCGAAGCCGAAGGAGGGCGGCGTCGAGCTGAACGACATACCCAGCAACCTCGCTGAAAACGGGCTGTTCACCAATCTTCCGGAGCCTGAGCGCGTTAACGCAATGGCGCGATTGAAGTCGCTGGAGCGTCGTGCGCAAGCTGGCAAGATCACCGACGCCGAGTTCCGGCTGGGAGTGGCACAAGTCGTTGCCGACATGCAACGCAAGGCCAATGCGAGATCGGAGCCAAAAGATCTGGTGCGTGGCCCCGATTGGGTCAGGGAGCGGCTGCTGCGCGCTCGTCGCACCAATGAACTGCCGGCCAATGTGGTCGATTTCGCGCTGTGGCTGCTGGACAAGAATCCGGCGCTGGCAACCGATCTCGCCATCAGCTTGCAGAAAGGCGGTGACAACTCGCCGTCCGGTTCATACAAGTCGCTGGCGCGGCTGGTCACGTTGTTCAAGAACAACGTCAACTCCGGCACCGCCGTCCACGAGATCCTGCACCACGCCGAGCGCATGATGTCGGGCGAAGTGCATAAGGGCGTGATCCGCGAATGGCAGCGGGCTTGGGACGCTGCGTACCGCAAAGGTGACGCCAAGACCAAAGAGGCGCTGGTCAAGCTGCTACAAGGCGGGCTGGGCAACAAGGCAGCGTTTGCCGATGCGATACAAGCCTTCAAGGACGGCACGCTGAATTACGAGGAACACTACCAGCTTACGAATCCTTCTGAGTATTGGGCAGTCAACGCCACGCGCATCCTGTCGCAGCGGTACGGCGCGAACACTTGGCAGGAGAAGGCGCGTCAATTCCTGCGCGAGATGATCGAGTACATGAAAGGTGCGTTGGGTTTCCGCTCCGACACGCAGATCATGAAAGGGCTGCGTCAGGTCATCAAAGGCGACGGCTCGATGGTGTCGAGCAAGATGCTGGTCGAGCAGGTAGCGAACAATGACATCAAGGCCGACCCGAACAAGCTGCCACCGACCGAGTTCATGGACATTCGATCCAGCGTGCAGGCCGCGCTGTTCAAGAACCCAAAGACGCTGCGCACGTTCGGCTGGTACGACAGGAGCATTTCGACTCAGCTCAATAAGGCGCTCAAAGACGCTGACTTTGCCAAGGTGTTCGGCTACGTCAACGCCATCCAGAACGAGGTGTCGCTGACCTCCCTGCGCGCCGCCGAGCTGGCTCCGGGCTACCTGCCGCGCATTACCGATGTGAAGGCGGCGGCAAAAACGATGGTCATGGGGCGCAAATCCGGCTCCGCGCAAGCCAAGGCTTCGCAGGCGATCTTCTCCGGCACGCTGGCCGGCGATACGGTCATGGAGGGCAAGGTCTGGACGGAAGAAGAACTGCGCAACAACTTCGGTCTGGACGATACCGGCGTGGCGCTGTACTTCCAAGCGCGCGCCGCGATCGATGCCAGCCTGGACGAAGTGGCCGCAGCGGAAGCCTACGCCATGGCGCAAGGCTTCATTCCAAAAGCAATGCGCCGCGCCATCATCGACAGCCCGCAACGCGCCGAGGCACTCATTTCGGCTTCCCTTGAGCAGCAGATCAAGAAGCTACAGCGCGCTATCAAGGCCGCAAACGACATGGGCAACGAGGCGCAAGCCAAGTCGCTGGAGGATGTCATCAACGGCTATTTTTCGACGGCCAAGCAGATCGAGAAAATCTTCACGACCTCACGCAACTTGAAGGCGGCTGGATACGCACCGCTGATGCGCTTCGGCAAGTACACGGTGACGGCTCAAGCCATCGATGCGGCAACTGGCAACCTGATCCGCGACGAAGAGGGCAACTCAATCACGATGTTCTTCGGCAAGTACGAAACCGAAGGCGAAGCGCAAAACGTCCTGCAATCCATGCAAGCACAGTACGCAGGGCGCGACGATGTGAAGATCAGCGCGGGCGTGAGCAGCGAAGCCGGCTACGAGCTGTACTCCGGTATCAGCCCAGAAACGCTGGCGCTGTTTGCCGAGGCGCTGGGCGCAGACAAGGTGATGAAGAAGTACATTCAGGAAGCCCTGTCTGAGCGGTCGGCATTGAAGCGCCGGCTGGAGCGCAAAGGGGTCGAGGGCTACACGCAAGATATGCCCCGCGTGCTGGCGAACTTCATTACCAGCAATGCGCGTCACGCATCGAAGCAGTATTACATGCGCGACCTCAACAACGCGATCAAGTACATCCCGAAAGAGAAGGGTGATGTAAAGGACGAGGCGATCGCGCTCAAGGAGTTCGTCCTGAACGCGAAAGACCCCGGCTCGGCATTGTCGGCCATCACGTTCGGCTGGTTCTTGGGCGGGTCGGTGTCGTCGGCTTTGGTCAACATGACCCAGCCGATCATGATGACCGGCCCGTACCTGTCGCAGTTTGGCGTGCGCGACGCCACGACCGCCATGGCCAAGGCCATGCCGATCGCGCTGGGCAGAAAGCAGATCACCGATGCGGAACTCCGCAATGCCTTGAAGCGCGCATCGCAGGAAGGCATCGTGGACGCGCAGGAGATCTTCCACCTGTACAGCCAAGGCGCGCAGAACACGGCGGCATGGCTGGCCAGCACATTGGCCAAAGTGCCGGGGGCAGGCGCGAAGGTCAAAGCCGGTAGCGAAAGCGTTCGGGCGCGCGCATCGGCGTTCGGCGTGCTGTGGGGTTCGATGTTTGCCGCTGTGGAGGGCTTCAACCGTCGCCTGACGTTCGTGGCGGCGTGGGAAGTGGCCAAAGCGACGGGCGTCAAGAACCCGTATGCGTTCGCCGTGCGCGCTGTCAACGAAACTCAGGGCATCTTCAACAAGGCCAACCGCCCGAATTGGGCGCGCGGCGGTCTTGGCCGAATGGTATTCACTTTCAAGCAGTACAGCATCATGTACGTCGAGCTGGTCAAGCGCATGGCTACAAAAGGTGGCCCCGAAGGCAAGCGGGCTGCGCTCATCATGCTGGCCACGCTGCTGCTGCTGTCGGGCGAGGAAGGTCTGCCGTTTTCGCAGGATCTTGCCGACATCATTGACACGATCGGCCAGTTCCTCGGCTACGACACCAACATGCTGCGCAGCAAGCGCGAGCTGGCGCACAAGATCTTGGGCGAGCAGCTTGGCGACTTCGCTTTGTATGGCCTGTCATCCTTCCTGCCGGTGGACTTCCAAGGCCGGCTTGGCTTGGGCAACCTGATCCCCGGCACGGGTATGTTGAAAAAATCCAACACCGCGATGGAATCTGTGCGGTCGATTGTGGAGATTGCCGGCCCGACCGCCTCCATCGGCACGCAGGTGGGCGACGCGGCAGAGGCGGCGTCGGAGGAAAACTACGATCAGGCTCGCCGCAACCTTGCACCCAAGGCCGTCAAGGATTTGATGATGGGCTTGGACATGCTGGACAAGGGCTATGCGGTGGACGCTGCGGGCAACAAGAAGGTGAACACGACGCCTGCCGACGCCTACATCAAGATGCTGGGCTTCAATCCAACTGTCGTGGCACAGAAGAACCGTAGCCAGATGGTCGAGCGACAGGACATCAATCTTCAAAAGGAAACCGAGTCGTCCATTGTCAAACAGATGGCACGCGCGCTTTCGGAAGGCGACAAAGAGCTAGAGAAGAAGGCCGACCGGCGCTTGGAGAATTGGAACAAGTCCAACCCGAATACGCCGATCGTCATCAAACCGCGTCAAATCAAAGATGCGATGAAGAACATGGCTTCTGACAGCGATGCTCGGCTCATCAAACGCGCCCCGCGTGAGATGCGGGGGCGCGTTGCGGATAATTTATCGGACGACACAACAAGTGACGATTAACGGCATTCGATACAAGAAACGTCAGACAACAGGTTCTCCAAATTGTCTTTGGCGAAGTCGATTTGCATTTTTATAGCCATCATTGTCGTGCAGAGTTGGCCATTGACGAGATGAACAGCGGCGAAATCGCTGTCCGTCGATCCAGATAAGCGCGTACCAATTCTCACTGCCTTCCCGCTTGTAGAGGCCGTCTTTTGACATGGCTGTGGCTGTGATTGGGAGGGTGCGTATTGTGCGCGCAGGTAGGCCACGAGGTCAACGTCCAGAAACCGCCACTCCTTACCGATCTTCGCGCCAGGAATAAGACCGGCCTTGGCGCGCTGCTGGAGCGTGACCGGGTGTAGCCCAAGGAAGGCAGCGGCTTGCTGCAAGTCAAAAGTGTTCATGGCTAGAAAGGAATTTCATCCCAATCCCACTGAGGGCAAGCCGTCTTGACCACTTCGGGCGGCGGCTCCACGCCACCGGCCAGACCGCACCCACGGTGCTGCCATTGCTTGCAGTCCATGCAGGACTTCTTGGCCAGCACGTTCTCCCACCATTGCAGCTCGCGCCGCAGGACGTTGATCTTCACTTGGATTTCGGCGGGGATCATGCGGCCTCCCTCGTCGGAATCCACGATGCAGACCAATCCCGGCGCGGCATGATCCGCTTCGCGCGCGCTTTTGCCGCCTCGCGCACCTTGAATTCTTCATCTTTGCGCCGCTCCCGTGATCGCTCCGCATCGGTCGGTTTTTTCGGCGGCGGCGCATCTGCACCAGCGCCCCATGCGTAAACCTTCAGATGCCAAGTGTGGGTTCGCGTGACCTCTCGGTATCCGCAGATGTGGATCTGAAACGTCTGGTGAAGATGCTTAACGTACTGGCGCGCATACTCACGATTGATGAAAACGGCGTCTGCAATTTCTTCCGTCGTCATTTCGCGCAACTTCAGCGCCTGACGAATGCGCTCGATTCGTTTGATCGACGGCGTTCTGGTGAAGGTGTTTTGTTTCATGCCGCCACTCCTGCTTTTTTGTTCATATCGATCTTGGCGTCGATCACGCGCCAATACTTGCCTTCGGGCTTGACGGTAATCGTGTCGGGCGTGGGGATCTTGTCCTCGAACACCATGTCCAGAAACTCGGTCACGGTGTCAGGGCAGACGATGCCGCGCTTCCAGCACCAGATGACCGCGTGTTTCTTCACGAAGCTGCGCTCGTCCTCGATGGGCAACCATTCGGTGAAGAACGACGCGCCGCAGTTGTACTCAACCTTCACCGAATCCGGCTTGCCCGGTTTCTGGTGGCGCGAGTAGCTGACATCCGTGACGGCATAGACCCGTGGCTTCTCCAAAGCGGCGACGATCACGCCGTCGCTGGCTTGTGTGCCGTGCGGATTCGAGCGGGGGAACTCGTGGCCGCAGGCGGGGCAGACGGCAACGCTCGTGTGCAGCAGCTCGTGGCAGTCAGGGCATTCCTTGACCGGCGCGACAGACACCTCGGACTTGCCACGCTTGCTCTTGATGCGGATCTGGTCGATGGGGCCGTGCCGCTCGATGTTCCCGGCGAAGTCCAATACCAGCGTGTCCTGCTTGCCATCGTGCTTGCGCAAACCACGCCCCATGATCTGCACATACAGGCCAGTGGATTTGGTGGGGCGCAGCATCACGATGCAGTCGATGGCCGGATAGTCGAAGCCGGTGGTCAGCAGCATCGCGTTGAACAGAAAACGAATCTGGCCGCTGGTAAAGGCCGAGATCTTGGTGTCGCGCTCGGTCGGCGTCATATCGCCGGTCACGTAGTCAGCCGTCCAGCCCCGTGCGCGCGCGGCCTCGGCGCAGTGTTGCGCGTGTTCGACGCCCGCGCAGAAGCCCAAGATGTGCTGCCGGTCGGCGGCGTACTTCTCGACCTCATCGAGCGCGCCGTGAATCAGGTGCGCTTGATCCATGGCCGCTTGCAGCTCGCCGGCCACATACTCGCCGCCGCGCGTATGCACCGCACTCAAATCGGCCTTGGTCGAGCCGTTCTTGGCCACCAGCGGGCAGAGATACCCGTCCTTGATAAGATCGCCAACGTGCGCCTCGTAGGCAACGTCGGTGAAAATGCGCTCGTCGCCCTCGGTCAACAGGCCGGAGTCCATCCGGTAGTGCGTGGCGGTCAGGCCGACGACCTTCAGTTTCGGGTTGTAGTGCCGCAGCCCCGCCAGGAATCGTCCGTACATGGTGTCGGACTTCTTGCTGACCAGATGCGCCTCGTCCACGATGACCAGATCGGTGAAGCCGAACTTGGCCGGCAGCTTGTGGATGGATTGAATCCCGGCCACGGTCACTTTCGCCTTGACCTTCTGCCCGACGCCCGCCGACCAGATGCCAAGCGGGGCTTCCGGCCAGTAGCGGGCAATCGCGCGCGCGTCCTGCTCGATCAGCTCCTTCACATGGGTCAGGACGATGACGTTCGTGGACGGGTACGCCTCGATAGCGCCCTTGATGAAAGCGGCCAGCGTCAGGCTTTTGCCCGCCCCAGTGGGGAGGACAATGAGGGGATTGCCCTGATGCTTGCCAAAATAGTCGTACAGCGCCTCGATGGCGGCTGTCTGGTACGGTCGTAGCTCGATCATTTCTTCTTTCGATTCACGTTCCCGATGTGCCACCCGCCGCAGGTGTCGCATCGATACACTCCCGGTCGGCACGAATCGCGCCGCCGTGCTGATTGCCTCGCCACCCTTTCTGCCAAGCTGCGGTCATCAAACCGATGCTTGCCAGCGCATTGCGCGTGGGCGATCCATTCACGACCCGGATGCGCGCGCTTCATCCTTGACAAACACGCCGTTCGGCAGCAGCGTCCCTTTGCGGTCTTTGATTTCTTCGTAAGCGGCTTTTAAGCAGCTCGTCATGTCCAGATCGAGCAGCGCACACATATTGATGAGGCAAACGATCGTGTCGCCCACACCGTCAATGATCGCGGCGCGATTTTTCTTGTTCAGGGCATCTGCCAGCTCGCCCATCTCGCTCACCGCTTTCAGGAATTGCGTTTCCGGGGTTGAGTTCGGGATGATTCGCCGCGCCTCTGCCCATTGAATGACTTTCAATTCAAGCTCGTTGAAACTTGCCATGCTTCCTCCAAATTAACCGACGATCGTTGCGCCGAACTCTGTTCTGAATTTCTCAACGTCCGGGTCGCCAATGATTTGGTGGTCGCGGGCGGCGCTAATCTCGTTGCTCGTATAGGCCGGGATCTCGGTGTCAACTACATCAACGTGTGATCCAACGATGAACTCCCGCCCGTTGTCCTTGCGCCGGTAGCGCACCCATGTTTGGCCTGCATCTACAGCCACTGCATAGGTCAGCAGGAACGGCAGGGGCAGGTGCTGCGGGCATCCGGCGCGCTGGATCTCGATGGGGATGCTGCTGATGTTGGGATCGGCTTGGACTTTGGCGCATGACCAACGCCCATCGCCGTGCGGCTCCGGCGTGGAGTGAACGCAAGTGCGGCACGACAGCGCCGGGACTTGATCGTTGTGACACACGTTCTTGTGATCGCAGAAGTTGCAAAGGTAATACTTGGGATCGTCCGACAGCTTGGGCGGCGGCTCGGTCGAGAAGATGATTCGCTCGGCTTTGGCCTGAATCTTCTCGAACTCGGCCAGATCAAACGGCACGCGCTCCGAATACAGCTCGTCGGTATCTTTGTTGACGGCCAGATACAGGCCGCGCTCCATACCGCTTTTGCCCATGTACCACTGCATCTGAACGTAGTGCTGCGGCTTGGATGCTTTCACGCCCTTCTTGCGAAGGTCGCCAAAGCTCTTAGTCGAATGCGTTTTGAATTCGACAACGTGCCACTTCTGACCACCGCCTGGAATGTATCGGGCGCAGCCGTCCATGTGTCCCTTCATGTGACCGCCGTGATCGGTAAAGCCAAACTGCTTGCCGGTGGCAGGATCAGCGTCATAGACCTCGACGCCAATCGAGCGAAGGTCGGCCACAAAACGCGGCTCGGCAATGAAGCCAGACTGAAACAGTCGGTACATCCTTCCGTCGAAGGATACCGGCGTAGCCCAGCGGAAGTCGTACCAGATGGCGCGCGCGCACTCCTTGCCGACAATCGACGCGCCAAGGTACGTGCGCGACTTTTCGGCTTTGCCGCGTGTCTCGTATTGTTCGTAGATCGCGGCTGCGATCTCATCAACGTGTTCGGATATGTCAGCCATGCAGTCTCTCAGTCGTTCGTGTTATTGGGTTGAAATACGTCCCGTAGGAATTGTTCATAGGTAATCAGGTTGCCGTTCATGTGAATGACTTTCTCCTGATCGCCGTGGATCTCGCGCTGTTCGACGCAAGCGTGATACGCGATGGCCTTCATCATCGTGTCCATGACAAAGTGCATCTTGTCGTGGTCTGGCATCAGCGCCAGAGCCTTTGCCAACGCATTACTTAACGCGCCCAGCAGCTCGGTATGCCGTTCATCGGTGTAGTCATTACCCAACTCGATCAGCATATCGATCGCGGTGCTTTTGAAGTCCATTGCTCCTCCGCTCGCTAACACGGATGGGCAGTGTCTTGCCCATGCGTCTTAGCCCGGATCTCTCTCCGGTGTCACGCATTTAGGCAGCGCAGCGTTTGCGCCGATCACACGGGGGAGTCGCCCGCGTGCCTTTACTGCACAGGTTGATCGGATGCCGGCAATTCGATCTGTTGCTGCGCCTCCGCAGCGCGCGCCTCGGCCAGCGCAGCTTCTTCCGCAGCTTTGAGCTGACGCAGGGTTTCGGCGCGCAGCCCGACGACAAACTCAGCCACACGCTCGTGCGGCATCTTGCCGAGCGATTCAAGAATCAGATTGATTTGATCCAGATTCAGGGTCAGATTGATTGGTACTTGGTTCGGGTTCATGGTTCTCCTCTGAATAAAAATGGGTGGGGTACTCGCTACCTCGTATGTGCCGAACCTAATCTGGCGTCTAGAACACCGCACATAGAATCCGCTTTCCCCCGTAATCGTTACTTAGCCCACGGCGGCGCAGCACCGGCAGCAGCAGGGGCGGGTGCAGCAGCAGGGGCAAAGCCGCCAGAGGCAACACCGCCGCCCACCGGCTCGTACTTCTTGATGGTGTTGTTCTCGCGCTTGCGGTCATCAACCTCGACGGCGACCGTCACCAGAATCGGCTTGTTGTGCAGCTCGGCGCTGTCGGATGGCTTGATGATGCCGACAGCACGGCAGATAGCGCCCAGCTCGCGCTTGGCAATGTCCACGGCAGTCTCGTTCTGGTTCACAAGGTTCAGGCGCGACCAGACCTTGCGACCCTTCATCGGGCCGTCCACGACCTCGAACGTGAATTGCAAGAACTGACCGTTGCCGTTCTTGGTCGGTTTCATTTCCGACGCCGTGGCGATCACGACGTATTGACCTTCCGGCAGTGCAGAGAACTCCTGCTGTTCAGGTACTTGGCTTGCATCGAATCCGGCTAGATTGGCCATCGTTCGTTCCTTTCTTAGTGGTTGAGAAAAACTGGATTGTTTAGGCAGCAGAAGGCGCGGTCATTGCCGCCGTCAGCGCCTGGGAGAATGCCGCCCACGACAGCGGTACGTCTGGCACACCGTATCGATTGCCAGCAATGTAGGCCGGATGCGGATTCAGATGGAGCTTGCGCTGGCCAGTAGCCACCGCCTTAATGTCCTTCTGATTGAATCCGGCGTCCGTCGCGCGGGTGATGACTTCATGATTGGCAAAGCCAATGATGTCAGCCCACTCGTTGATGATGCCCACCGCCCGCTTGTTGAGCTTGAGCGAGTAAGCGTCATAATCGTCGGCCAGCGTCGGGTTCTTGACCTTGTTGATCTGTTCGTGCGCGATGCAGATCACGGTCATTCCGCGCTCGTTGCGCAGGTAGTCCAGTGCTGCAAAGAAGTCGCGCCACAGGTCGTCGGCCATGATGTAGCCTTTGCCATAGCCGATGTCCTCGATGTTCTTGACGCGGTGTGCCTCGCAGACGTTTTGCAGAATCAGCGGCTCCAGCCAATCCAGCGAGTCGATGAACACCGATTGATACTCGTGCGGCTCGGTGGCCAGAGTGCGCAGGGCAGACTTCACCTCGTCCAGCTTGGTCGCCTTCGGGAAGGCGTCAACGTCCAGATTGTCCAGCCCTTCCTCGGTGATGATGCCGATCGCCTTGGGCGCTTGCGCCGCAAAGGTGGACTTGCCGACCTTCGGGGGGCCGTAGATGACAATCTTGGGTGCGCGGAGTCGTTTGCCGCGTGTGATGCTTGATAGATCAAAGGCCATAGTTATTCTCCGGTGATGATTTTCGGTGCTTCGGTCGCTTGTTCCTTGTCCATTTCCTCGACAGATTTCGAGGCCATCAGAACGGACTGCGCCAAGTTTTCGACCATCTGATGCGCTCGGCTCGTCGGGACAAACTCCCCGCCGTCGAAATCGATGGTCATAAAGACGCCGGTCGTTTCTCCGTCCTCAATTGTCAGTGTTGCCTTGGGCATTAAGCCTCCTTGATGGTCGATTGATAGATGCGCTCGGCCAGCAAGTAGCCTTCCAGTTCCCACAGCTTTTCAAACGCATTTTCGTAGGCGATCTCCTCGCCTTTTTCCCGGCTGTAGTTGGCCGGATCAACACACGCCGATTCCCCGGTCACGGTGAAGCCGTTGACCATGCGAATGACGCACAGCGTCATCGTGGAGTCGGGGATGCGGTGATAGCGAACGCTGTCGATGCGAGCGTCGATGCTGCCGATGGTGACTGTGTTCATGCCGTCACCTTCACTTCCACGCCGGTCTTGCCGGGGGTCATCTCGATGGGCAGCAGCTTGTACAGCTCCGGGCGGTTGTGCCGCAGCCACTTCACGCCCTTGTCGTCCAGCTCCTGCTTGGTCTTGACCGGATGCAGCTCGGCGGGGATCTGCGGTGCAACGTCGCGCCATTTGTCCCAATCCATCTTCGTGTACATCACGCCCTTGACCGTGACCTTGAAGTGATCGAGCGCGTGCGTTTCCGAGCCGTCATCCTTCTTGCCGGTGATGGCAACGATCTTTTCCTCGATCTCGACGCGACGCTTGTTGGCGGCGAGTTCGTCGGCTTTGGCAACTAGCCAGTCCTTACAAAGTTCATTCAGTTGATCCATGTTCAATCCTTCAATCCTTGTGTTTGAGGAGGATCAAACTCTAAATGCGAGGTGAGAAAAACTCAACAAGTTTTTCAATAGCAAGAAACGGGTTGGTAAAAAACAACAGTTTCAGGCGAGCATCCTGCGAACCGTTACTTCGGTCACGCGCCCAATGATCCTTGCGCCGTCCTCGACGCGAAAGGTTGGGAACCGCGTGTCGTCGGCCACGAGCATATCGTCGCCGGCTTCGCGTATGTACTTGCGCAACACCGGCTCACCGGCCTTCGATACCTGCGCCAACACAACCTGACCGGGGCGCACCGAGTCGCCTTTGCTGACCACGCAATAACACCCGGTCGGGCAAGTGCTGGTCATGGCATCGCTTGACACCAGCATGGCCGCTGCCGTGCCTGGGGGGTAGGCCACGGTCGTCTGTAACAGCTCAGTGGGAATGTTGAGTTGCCACTTTGCCAGAGCAGAGGGGGTAACAACCGGCACAGTAAACAACGGCGGCTTGGCCGTGGGCTTGGCAGGATGCGGAGTTTCCTCGACGCCCAACAGCCAATCGGTCGTGACTTTAAACCATCGCGCTATGTCGGCCAGATCCTCGGCGCTGGGCTGCGTCTTGCCCGCTTCCCACAGGTTGACCGCAGACGGCGACACCTTCATGCGCTTGGCCACCTCGCGCTGCGTGACTGCCGGATGAAGCGCCTGCCGTGCGGCGCGCAGACGCTGGGCAAGAACGGGTTTCATGGTCAATCCTTCGCTCGATCGTTCGTTGTGTTTTCACAACAGCGCGTAGTGTAGTGAGAAAAGTTCAACTGGAGCAAGATTTTTTGATAGCATCGCGGTTGAGTTTTTCTCACAGGTAATTAACCCATTGATATGACGACGAATCGACAAGACGAACGCAAACGCTCCGACGAACCCATCGGCTTCACCGTGCAGGGCGTGCTTGGCCTTGCCGGGGGCAGGGGAGCAGTCGCTGCGGCTTGCGGCGTCAGCGTGCAAACGGTGGCGAAGTGGGATCGCCGGATTCCGGCGCAACACGCCCGCACCGTCGCCATTCTCGCCGGGTTGCCGATCTCAATCGTGCGCCCGGATATGGTCAGGGACGATGAACGGAGGCTCGCATGATGGTCATCTTTGCTTTGCTGCTCGGTGTTCTGCTGGGGATTTTCGTGATGGCTTTGATGGCGATGGCTAGATCAAACGACGATGAACAGTTGCCAACGACAAAGGAGGACGACAACGATGCTACGTGATGGACAGTATTTGCCAGAGAAGCCGATCAAGATTGGGGCGCACTACGCACGACAACAAAAGCACGAGCCGAACGAAACAGAGGTATTTATGCAATCGGTTTTGCTTGGACACCGCCTTCCAAAGCCGCGCACCCGCTATGACGTTATCGCTGTCATCGTCGGCTGCTACGCTGCTTGCGCCGTGCTGGTCGGGCTAGTGAAAGGATGGGATGCGATATTTGGTGGTTGATGAGGATGGCGTGGCTATGCGCAAGTTTTGGACTCGCGCCGATGCTGAACGCTTCCTGCAAACGGGGTGGGTGGTCAAGGTACTGCCCAAGCCGGTGAAAAAAGTGCCGACACCAGAAGAATATGGCGAGGCGCGTTGGTAGAGCAGACGCCGATACAGGAGAAGAAAGTGAAGAAGAAGTTATTGCACGACTTGTTGGAACACATTGAGGTCAACGATCCCGGATGCCCGTTTCTATCGCAGCTCCGCAAGCTCGTTGAAGCGCCGCCCGCCGCTTGGCACGATCCCACCACGCGCAAGTTCGCCACCTCCCCGACTTCGTTCCCGCAAGCGGCAAAGATTTATCCGCTGTACCGCATGGATTGATACATGGCAGACAAAATTGAGTCGCCGTATGAGCGACGCGCCTACGCTTACATTGAGCGTGGATACTCCGTTATCCCCATCGCGCCGGGGACAAAGCGCCCCGGCCAGTGGTCGCAGGAACACGGCTGGCGCGGGATGTCCGATTGGGAGCGATTCGCCACCCGCCTGCCCACAGAGATTGAGCTGGCGCATTGGTACAAGTGGCCTGATGCTGGTATCGGATTGCTCACCGGCAAACTGTCTGGCGTCGTCGCGCTGGATCGTGACTACGACACCAAAGGAACCGACGGCCTCGATGCGTTGATCCCGTACACGCCCGTGAAGAAGAAAGGGGCGAAGGGCTACACCGCTTTCTTCCGCTACTCCGGCGAGCGTTCGTGCAGCTTCAACATCAACAAGATGCGGGTGCTGGATGTGCTGTCGGACGGACGGCAGACATTGATGCCAGGAACGGCTCACCCCGACGGACATACCTACATCTATCTGACCGAAGATTGCTTAGAGGATTTCGACCCGGATCAGTTGCCGCTGCTGCCTGCGGATTTCCTCGATCAAGTCGCCGCCATTCTCGCGCCGTACCAGACCGATGATGACAAGAAATACCAGCGCAAGACGATTGCCCTGCCCGAAAACTCCGGCGCGATCGACACCAGCCTGTCCATTCAGGGCGAGTATTTCAATGACCTCAAGCAACAAGCCCTGCAACGGCTGGATGATTGGGTTCCCAAGCTGATTCCCGCCTCCCGACGGGAGCGTGACGGATGGCGCTGCGTGGCAACGTGGCGAAACGTGACCAATTACAACGTCAGCATCCACCCCAAAGGCATCTTCGATTTCGGCGGCAACTACGGGATCAACGCCATCGACCTCGTGATGCTCGCCAACGGCATCAACTTCAACAAGGCCGTGGATCTGCTTCGGGACTGCATTCCGATGAGCGATTCCGAACCGTTGACCATGACCGTCAATGGAGCGACCGCTCTTGCGCCCGCGCCGGCCATGCCAGCGCCGGCCTACGAACCGATCCAGCACCCGCACATCCTGCCCGAAAAACCGCCCGCGCCGCCCGTCGCCCCTCCGGTCAAGGCTGCGCCCGCCGTGATGCCGTGGCAGATTCCCAAGACCAGCAAGCCTGCGCCCGTGATGCTGCCGCCGTCCACCAGCATCGACGCCGCGCCCGCGCTGCCCGCGTTCCTGACGAACCCGCCAGGAATTTTGGGTGACATTGCCCGCTGGATTACAGCCACCGCGCCCAAGAGTCAGCCGGAGCTGTCGCTGGCCGCAGCGATTGCCCTGTGCGCGACCGTGATGGGGCGCTGCTACCGCAGTCAGTACGGCAACTTCACCAGCCTCTACCTTGTGATGGTTGCCAAGTCCACCGAGGGCAAGGAGCATCCGCAAGGCTGCGTGGAAAAGATCCTCTCTGCCGCCACCTTGACGCACCTGATCGGCGGCTCCGGGTACACCAGCTCTGGTGCGGTGTACTCGGCGCTACTGAAAGAGCCTTCCCATATCGCCACCATCGACGAAATGGGCAAGCTCCTGAAAGTCTCTCGCGCCAAAGGCCAAAGTCATACCGAGGCCGCGCTCGACAAGCTCGTGGAGGCTTTCGGGCGGCAGGATGGCGTGCTGCGCCCGCCGACCTACTCGACCATGACCCTTGCCCGTGGCGGCACGAACAACACGGATCGCGTTGTCCACAACCCTGCGATCACGCTTTTGGGTGCGACCACGCCCGCGACCTTCTATGACAACCTGACCGACGATCTCGTGAAGGATGGCTTTCTTGGCCGCTGCCTCGTGATCGAGTCCAGCCAGCCGCGCCAACTCACCCGCTTCGTGGATCGTAATGACCCGCCCGCCAAGATCGTGGAGTGGTGCGCCGCCGTTCACGTTTCCAACGCCGCCGATGGCAACTTGGCCGGTTTGCTGCCCGCCGATGTGCCAGCCAAGACCATCGAGCTGCCGTTCGATGACGGTTGCCACCCGCTCATGGATGCGTTCGAGGCGCGTCTGAATGACGCCAAAGAAGCCAGTGAAGGCGAAGGGCTGGATGTTCTGTTAGGCCGCACGCTGGAAAAGGCCATGAAGCTGTCCATGATTGTCTGCAAGGCCGAAAACGCCGACAACAAGGCCGTGATGCCGCACCACCTAGAGTGGGCAATTCAGTTCGTGAATCATTACGACAACGCTCTGGTGCGAGCGGTTCGTACCAAGCGCGTGACCAGCCAGACGGACGGCGACGTTAAAAAGGTGATCGAGTACGTCAGGCATTCGCGCAAGTACGTCGGAGACAAGAAGTTCGGCCATGTCCTCGCCGCTGGCGCAATGCCGCACAGCAAACTGCTCAAGCTCATGAAGATGTCGGCCAAGCATTTCAAGGAAGTGATCGACACTGCTATCGAGTCCGGTGTCGTGATGCGAGCGCCCGGTGCGGAGTTCGGGTTGGGCGCAATGGAAGTCTATCGAGTAGGGGAGTTGGACGAATAAAAAAAGGGGCTTACGCCCCTTTGTCTTGCTTGTTTTCCTTGCGCCGCTTGTCCTCCTCTGGCGGTTTCTTCAGCGGGCGCTTGACGCCCTTCGGGTACGGATTGCGATTCTTTGCCCCCTTCGGACGACCGGGGGATCGTTCCTCGCCCTGCTTGGGAGCAACGTATCCCGGTGGGACAAGAATCGTGAAGCCGGGATCGATCATCCAGATGTTTGCCACGCGACTAGCAGGGCTGATGCGCCCCTGTCGGCAGAGCAGCCGCACCAGATAGCGCGGCAACCCCAACATCTCGGACACTTCCGCAATCGTGTAATACGGGTGTGCGTTCATAGGTAAAGAATGATAGCAACGTCCAGAGCGATGGAAACGACGGAAGCTAACGCAAGACCAAGCGCCACCCATACCAACAAAGTCTTTTCGTTGTCATCCATCATTTCCTCCCAGTGATCTCGGACAACAGTTCAACAACGTCGCGCTCGAACACGGGCGCACCATCGAATACGCCGCTTTCCAGACCTCGTGAAAGCAACTCATACAGCTCTGGTGCGCCAGCGATCAGCCGCGCATTGGCAAGGCATTGCCGCTTGTCGATGCTGGAATAGACCAGAAAGCAGTCGGCAATCGCGTACCCCTCGTGCGTCATAACGTGGCCTGGGGTGTCAGGGTCGAGTAGCCACGGGGCAGGTGTGTGCAGTGATTTCATTTGTTGGTTTTCTCCTTGAGTGACTTCGGGATCTTCGGCTTCGGACACCAGCCGAGACAGTCATCGCTCCACTGCCCCACGATCAACACGCCGCCCGGATTCAGCAACAGCATATTGACGTTGCGTGGGGGCGGTTCAACGGCTGGATCTCGGAAGTAAAGCTGGTCGGTAGTGAGTTGGTCGGGTTCGCTCATGTGTTCTTTTCCTTCAGCTTGGCTTCGATGGCGCGGGCAAATTCCAGCCAGTCAGCAGTCATGGCTCCACAAGACAAAGCGACTTGGCTCTTTTCCTCATCCGTCAGCGATTGCCATTCGCGCTGTGGTGGGGCGGTGTAGAGTGGTTGAACTTCAATGTTGGAAAACTTTGTCTCTGGGGTAGGACAGCGATACATTAGCGTCCAATCGCGCATAGGATCAATGCTTCTAATGCGCCACGCCACCGGCTCCACGCTTGGTTCAGGCTGTGCAAGTCGGGCGCGGAGGAGTTCGATTGCCTCCTCTTCCAATTCATCCATTGCGGCGTGTAGCAATAACGCATCCAGCACCTGCTGCGCCTCCTCGCGGGTTAGTTTGATGGTCATTGGAACCTCTGCGGCAAGTTTTCTATCGTTACCCTAAGTGCTTCTTCTAAAGCGTATGCAATCGCCGCGCGGTCTTCGTCTGCGGTATCTGGATCAAGGTTTTTGACTACAACGGATACACCATCCTCGTCATGGTTTACTTCGATTGTGTAGGTTGTCATTGTTGTTCTCCTGTAGCTTTGGCGATGGCGGTGTTCACCTTCTTTTCGACTTGCGTAATAACGTGCCGCATATTACTTGCGCTGATAGCGTCCAGCGTCATGCCGTTTTCCGTGAGAACCTTGTGCGCTTTGTCGAAGTCAGGTTCAGGAAATATCGTTACTGGATATGCTCTTGCCCATGCGCTGAGTTCTTGCAGCGTCTCCACCAACTCAGCATTCACCTCATGCAGTCGGCGTAGCTCTGCTGCGGCTTTTTCAAGCAATGCAAAATGTTCCGGACTAAAGCGACGCAATCCACTAAAAGCCTCAGCCAGCCTCAATGCTTCAGGTTGTTTGTCAGTCATTGTTCTCTCCTCACAAATCAGGATCAATCCAAAACCCGTCACCAAAGATCAGTGGGATCGGGTCGTAGTCAGGTCCCTCTGCTTTGGCAATCTGCTTTTGCAGCGCGGTGCATTTCTCGTGCAGCTCCATCACCTTGGAGTAAACCTCTTGCCCTTCCTTCAGCAGCCGGTTGTGCTCTTTCTTCAAATCGTTGATTTCTTTTGGCGTCATTGCGGTTTCTCCTCTTCGTCGAACGTCATAGTTTCTGGGTGCGGCACAGGGTCATGCACGATCACGCCTTCGTCGTCTGCTTCAATCAGTCTGCCGCAGATCACGCAGTAGTAGCCGTCGCTCATTTCGATTTCTCCGGTGGATGAAGGAAGTTCAGCACTGCCGAATAGACGCGAAACCGACCATAGTTGTCGCCAACCTCATTCGCCCACCCTGCATAGCGCATCTCGACTTCGCACTGCTGTAATAGCTCGTATGCTTCACTGAGTTCCTTTGCGCCCCAGTCAGGGTTGAATTCGGTTTCGCGTTCGCACCCAGACTGTTTACAAAACCCGCCGCAGCTTGAGCATTGTCTATCCATGGTTTTTCTCCTCAAGCAACGCGCCACACAGGTCGCGCGCTGCGTCGTTGTTACCAGCAAAGACAACCACGTCTAATTCTTCCGGTTCAGGCTGCGCTAGTGCTGCGCGGAGTGCTTCATATAAAACAGCTATTGCTTTGTGTTGAAGTTGTAATTGTTCTTTACCGCCAAAATCTTCAATTATCGGCAGACCATGCTCCAACGCATTCAGCGCCATCTGCATCAGTTCTCGATCATTCATGTGTTCTTCTCCTTTAGTTTGGCTTCGACTGCCGCGACAACATTGCCAGTGCCCCAACACTCCGAGATTTCATCTCCCGTCAGACCTTGCCATTCGCGCTGTGGTGGGGCGGTGTAGAGATTGGACGGAATAACCTCCAAAGCAAGCAACGCAGTTTCAATTTCTTCCATATTTGGAATGAACCCATAATGCGCGTCAGGGTCGATGCTGTGATAAACGCGAAGCAAAAACGCCGGGTCAATAATCCAATCTTCCCCATGCTTTGGCGCATGACGCGGGAAACGTACCGAACATGTCACCGGCTCCGGTTTGCAGAACGATTCTGCCGAATCTGCCGAATGTGTTGCCGAATGTGGGCTGGTATAGAGCGGGACAGTGTAGGTCTTTGTCTGGTACGCGCTGAAGTCTCGGCTGAAGTCAGTAATTAAGCCTCGCACAGTCCACGCCACCGGCTCCTGCTCGGGCTGCGCGAGTCGGGCGCGGAGTAGTTCGCTTGCTTCTCGGCGCGGCGTACCGACACTATTTCTTTCAATAACATCCAGCACCTGCTGCATTTCGCTGCGCGTGAGTGTGATTGTGTTGTTAGTCATGCTCGCCTCATTTAGTGAACCCGCTTTGTACGCAGGTATACTTAACTGACTTAGTTGTTAGCTGAACCATCTTAGCCGCTGCTTTACCTGCGGCTTCGCAATGCTGCTCAGTAGCAAACACGGTGGTTGTCATGCTATTGCTGTCTTTTTCAGACAAAACACCGGCGTGTATAAACAGAATCAATACCCAAGTCATTGTTGTTCTCCTGTAGCTTTGGCGATGGCGGTGCGTATTTCAGCCTCTAGCTCGTCCGCAAATCCGCGCTCTTGGTTGATATTGCCAATGCAATTTTCCAGCGCTTCCAACAAAACAGGAGCAGCGGCTATCAGATGGGCGTCCTGAATTACACGTGAAATGCGCTTGTCATCGTGAAACAAAGTCTCATTGTTTGCTCCTACCACTGTGACATGAGTCGCGGTTTCTCGGATCGTCCACGGCCCCGGCGTGTGTTTGTTCATTATTGTTCTCCTGTAGCTTTGGCGATGGCTTCCTGTGCAATCGTGTTGCCTATGCTGTTACCGTATCTATCGCCATTCCCAAGTCGAGCCAGCTTATCCAGAGCCGCCAGCAACTCAGCATTCACCTCATGCAAGCGGCGTAGTTCGGCGGCGGCAGCGTCTGTATCCGCGTATCCGTAAAGTTCCTCAAGCGCATCAGCCAGCCGCAAGGCTTCGGGTTGTTTGTCAGTCATTGTTCTCTCCTTGCGCGGATAGCTATTGCAGCTACTTTGTAATAGTTGGACAGCCTGTCTTTAGCTGCCATCTCATCCAATACTTTCGCACACGCCTCATTCTCATCCTTGCGACCTGCTTCGTATACTGCGGCGCATATTTGCCCTACGATTCCTTCAATGTTTACCCACGATCCATTGGAATGCGTGACAACTAAACCGCCGTGAATCCTATGAGGCTCTAACCCCGCGTTCCGCGCCCATGCGATGACTTGCTCTTGTGTTGGTTTCATTCCGTTCCCCTCCGTGACCGTACATCGGCCACCATCTCGTAATTGCCCATCATCAGCGGCTTCAGCGGCTTCAATTGAATCGTCACCACCGCGTCATACGCCCGCGCCATCTTGATGAGATAGTCGGCGTGGGCTTGCAGTGACAGCAGATCCATCTCGCGCCGCGATTCTTCAACCGTCTTGAACTTCACAATCTCGGCGCTCATTTCTTTTGCTCCGTGTCGATCAATTGAAACGATTCCATCGGGTAGGTGTACGCATCGCCGTCGTCATAGCGAACGTGGATCTCGTTCGCTAGTACGCCCCAACACCCGAACAACGTGGTGCTGTTCGGTGCGCTGGCGTACATCCGGCGCAGCGCCGGCCTGTCAGGGCAGGCTTCGGCGGTCAGCACGATCTTGCCCCCGGCCTTGTTCTTCCATTCCAGCCACTTCTCGGCGTGCGCGGTGCTGGCCGTGACCAGCAGCGCCATCAAAAGCAATCGCTTCATAGCTCCCCCTCTTTTTCCTGTTCGTAATGTGTCTTGCTCAGTGACAAAACGTGAGCGAAGTTGATCCCCTGTAAGTCACAAAAGTGACGCAAGTCGGATAGAACGTCGATCACGTTTTCCTCGCTGGCAGCATCAAATGGCAGCTTCAGCAATTGCTCGGTATAAATCTGTACCGTGCATTGCGCCCGGTATGCGCGTTCGCGGTTTGTCATCATTCTTCGCCCCCCAGGAATCGCAAACCCTTCGGCGTGACCGTGAGCCGGTTAGCCCGCTTGTCGCGCTCGGACGGCTTCACATCCACCAGCTTCGCCTCGATCAGCTCGTGAATGGCGTGATGCAGCGTGGCAGGACTGCCAACGCCTTCAGCCAGCGCCAGCCGCTTCAATTCGTTCTGACTGCACCCCGGCTTCTCGAACCGGCGGCACAGGTCGAGCAGGATTTCCGCGTGAATGGAAATACCAGCGGCTTGCCGCCGCTGGAAATGCTTGAATGGTGTGGTCATTTCTTCGCCCCCTTCTTCTTGTCCGGCCAGCCAGCTTTCACAAGATCAGTAATCAGCCCCGTGACCGCCGGAACCGTCCGATCAAGCTTTACCGCCGGGTCAGGCAGGTACTTCGCCAGCTCCGGCATAGCGTCACGCGCGGCCTTGACCGTGGTGAACGCCTTGATCGTTGACCATAGCTTTCGCTCCAGCTCCCGGCGCTCGTCTTTTTGCTTCCTGTCAGCCGCGTTCAGCTCGGTCAGCTTCTTGATGATCTTGGCATCCGTGATTCGGTAGTAGTTGCTATGCCCTTCGTTCGGCACGACAAAGCAGTTCGTGGTGTTGTAGTGGCTGTGGTCGTCAGCCCACCGAACCGTGTGCTGGTGAAAGTAATGGCGCGTGTCCGGGTTCTTGTAGAGGCGCACCACCGCAGCCGGGGCAATGTCGAGCAAATACTCTTGGGCAACCTTCTGTATCTGTTCGGTGTAGTCGGTCTTGGGTGTGTCAGCGAGTACGGCGCGAACGAATGCGTCGCGTAGGTTTTCGGTCAGTCTCATGCTTGGCTCCTTTCAATGGTGATAGTCCCCGGTCGGGTAGATGTCAGCGTGATGCTGTCGCCAGCCGCGCCCAACCGTTCCAGCAGCTTCGTGCTGTTGATGTCAACAATCGGACGCTCCGGCTTGCCCGCAATGCGCCGCGCCCCGCCCTCGGTTTTGCTGATGACGTAGCGCCCGCTTTGCATATCGATCAGGTCGTACCTGTCGCCGTGAGCAAAGCCAGCGTCGAGCAGGAACTTGCCCTCGATCCAGAGGCGCAGGTTGCCCCGGTTCAGGCATACCTTGCGGGTCGCGGTAACGGTCGTGAGCGCAGCTACGCGCTCGCGGTGTCGAGTGAATACCCCGTCGTCAACCCCTTTCGGGGTTGAGCGCAGGGTTCGGTCAGCCTGTGCCATGTCGATCATGCGGTCGCTCCTTTGTTCTGGTAGAAGGCTCGCGCCTCTTGAATCAGGAATTGCAGGTCGTTCACTGCCGCCTGATGCTGGACTTCCACGTTCTTCTCGGTGCAACGGGACTTCGATAGCGTCACGCTCTTGTGATAGTCCTGATAGATCGCAAAGGTGAACCCAAAATCGGTTTTGACTGCAACGGATGCACTCGTCACCAGCCCTCGGTCGCTCTTGCGCGTGGTCAGTTGCAAAATGCGCTCGCCCTTCTTGATCTCGTCGCCCTCCAGCGGCACAACGGTTTCGGCTTTCCATCCATCACGGCCTTTGTAGATTTGCGTTCTCATGCTTCGCTCCTTCGTTCAGTAGTTGGACTCATCAGTACCGGCTTGACCGGCAGACCGGGGCGTACCCCGGTTTCGTCCTAGTCGGTGTTCTGGTCGCCTTCCTCGGCCAGTTCACCGTCGTTGCTGTCCAGCGCCACAAGGTTGTTATCCAGCCCAAAGTGGTACTTCACTTCCTCGTGCAGCTCGTCCCGCGCCGCTTCCAGCGTTTCGCCACGCACCCAAACCACGCATTCAAATCGGTATAAATTCATGTTGAGAATTCCTCAATCTCTACGACAAAAAAACACCGCCGAAGTCGCGGTACGTGCGAATCGGTGTGCGCTCCTGATAGACCTCCTCGAACTTGACCGGCTCGCCCCGGTTCTTCTTCGCCTCCATGAACAGTGCCGCGTCGCAATCTTCTTCAAGGTAGGCCATGTTTTTGTGCTGATAGCTGTACCGGCTAATGCGATTGGTCAGGCCAAGACGCACCACCTCTGCCAGCGGAACCTCCAGCCAGCCGTGGCCGGGGTCAGAGATGAATCGGTAGGTATTCATGCTGTCACCTCCTGTTCGGTCTTTTCGATCACCGGCTGGCGTTCCGCACCATGCACCCATACCGGCACGTTGAATTGCTCGTAGCCGCGCATCGCCATCACCACGCCGATAAAGTCAGGCACTTCGATGTTGACAAGGCACGTTCCCTGTCCACGCTGGCGAACCCACACCTTGCCGCCGTCCAGTGCCGCCGACACTTCCGCGAACCGCACCAGCAGGTACGGGTCAATCGCGCTCGGCGCGTCCGGCTCGATCAGCAGATCGCCGTTCTTGGGGGTCACGCGGCTCGTGTCGGGGAAAACACCGTCCACGGCCTTCATGGTCAGGTTGATACCCACGGCCGCAGCCTTGACCACGCCCTCGGACACATAGAACTCCACCAGCTCGTCAGCTTGCCGCTTCGTCCCCAACAGCGGCTTCAGCGAATCGCGCTCCAGAATCACCTCCGCTTGCGGCTTCGGCTCGGTCGAGATACGCAGCATTCCGAGCAGGTGTCCGTCAGTCGCCTCGATGATCGTGCCGAACTGCCCTTGCCGAACGTGCAGCCCGTTCAGGTAATACCGAACATCCTTCGTCGCCGCCAGCACCAGCATGGCCTTCAGTTGCCCGCGCATAATCGAAAATTCCATCGTTCGCTCCTTCAGTCGTCAAAGTCAGGGGAAACAGTAAAACCCATGTCACGCAGCCCCCGCGCTACGTCACCGGGCAGACAAGCCACGCCGTCATAGTCCACCAGCGATCCGTCCTCGAACCACAGACCGCCGCCGCACTCGTCGCCGTAGTCCTCATGCTCGAAGTACCCGTACTGGGCAGTCGAATCGACCATCACCTCGAACTTGCCCACCCTCGTTACCTTGTCAAATGCGTATTTCATAGCCAGCCCCTTAAACGTCATACCGATGATGAACAATTACCAGACAAGCAATTGTGCTGCCCGGATATTGGACGGCAGACACCGCATGGCAGTAGTAGCTGCCAGCCGCACCACCCTCGCGGTAAACCTGCGGCAGTAGCCATTGCTCGGCCTGTTCCGGCGCCAGCTCGGCATTGCGGCAGGTCAGCAGCACCACGCCGTCCGTACCGCGACCGTTCGGAAGGTCGATGTTGCCGACCGTTTCCATGTGAATCTCAACCTCGCGGATTGGGCAGTCGTCGGACTCGCAGACCGGGTTATCCGGCTCCATGTCGCGCCCGCAGAAGGCGCAGGTGCAGTTAGTCATACAGCCCTCCATTCCTTTGTCACAGGGTTGAATCCAGCCCGCAGCAGGGCATCAAATGCCCGCTGGCTCAAAGGCTGGAACCGCTTGCTGGCCGCGTAAGCGACGTATTCGGCGTAAGTTGGCATCCTCACCCCCACACCAAAGCCACCACAAACCCGACCGCAGCAACCGCCGCGATCGTCCAGTCGATGTCCCACTCGAATCCGTCCCGGTCGTTCATGCCGCCACCTCGTCAGCCTTCGGCACGACACAAGACCGGCCTGACATGATCGCCACCGTCCACCACACCGGCATCTCGAAACCAGCCGCCACAAGGCCAGCCATCGCGCCGACAAAGAACTCCACCTCCAGCTCGCGGTACTTCTTCGTGCCAGCCTTCAGGCCAGCATTGGCAGCTCGCGCCACCCATTGCCGTTCCACGTTGTCCTGCATTTCCTTCGTTATGTGTCCCATGTGCGCCATCGTTCGCTCCCTTGTTCGATGGCGGGCGCTACCCGCCGTTGCCTCATCAGTGCCGGTGCGACCGGCAGACCCGCCGCAGCGGGTTTCGGCATCAGGCACGTTGGATCGAGACAGCCGTTCCGAACTGGCTTACCGCTCCGTACGTCATGCCGCCCTCCAGCGCCGCCACATCCGGCTGGCATGGCAGCATCCCGCCAACCATCTCGCCGTAATACGCAATCGCGTCCTCAGCATCCTCAAAAGACCGAACCAGCAGACCGTCGGTGTCATGCGTCTTGACCACAAAGCCCGCCGCCGCCACAGGCACACCCAGATAGGCCGCAGCATTGGCGATCGCTTGCTCAATCGTCTTTGCGTCGCCAATCGCCTCCAGCACATCGCCGTCCGAGTAGCACTCCACCAGCGTGTCCCAGCCGTTTTCGTAGTTACGCATCGCGTGTTGTCGTACCGCCTGAATCATTGTCTGTTCGTCCATCGTTCGCTCCTCAAGTCGGTTTTAAATATTGAGCGCCGCTCAACGGTTTTAAATATATACGCGCGCGAAGTTATTTAAAAGGGGTTTCGTCAAATATTTTTGCCCGAACCGTTGTACGGACACCACACGTTGCGTTCTTGGCAAAATTCTCCGGTTTTTCCCGTTTTCGGAGAATCGGGAGAGGATTTAAGAAGCATTGAGAAATCAGGTGTTTTAAGGAATATATATAATAAAATATATATATATATATATACTAATTCTCTAATTCTCCCTCTCTCTCATATATACAGACTATTTATTTCAAAATAGAAATCTATCTATCTATTTATAAGAGAATTGGAGAATTGGAGAATTTAGCGAAATCCGTATAACGATTCGGCTTCAAATGCCGCACAAACACTGGCTTTGTGCGGTTGCAACATAGTTCCGAGAATTTTGAGAGAATCGAGAATCGGCTGTCAGGTTCGCGTCAGGTTCGTGCGCGTTGTTGAGTTGGCATCAATCGTGGGCAGATTGTTGCGCGACCCTTATCTACCCCCTATGATCGTTCTGTCCCCAATTTGCGGGATGTTCTGTCCCCATTTTTTGAGCGAGGAACGTGGCTACTTCGACAACGAAAAAAACAGGCCGAACAGAGGAAGCAGAACAGGCTCGCGTTATCAAATGGTCACACCGCAAGCTGGTGCGCGACCTCATGCCCGACCTCCGCTGGCTCCATCACTCGCCCAACGGCGGCAAGCGCGATGCCTTCACCGGCGCTCAGATGAAGGCGCTTGGCGTCAAGCCCGGTTTCCCCGACCTCCTCCTCCCCGTCCGGTCAGGCAACCACCCCGGCCTCGTCATCGAGATGAAGTCGGCTACCGGCAAGGTCACGCCCGAACAAGCCGATTGGCTCGATCACCTCACCAGCCAGCAATGGGCAACCGCCGTCGCCCGATCAGCCGAAGAAGCCCGCACCGTCCTCTGCGACTACCTCGGATTCGACCCGATCAAAGCCCCGCCGCTGGACTAATGCCGCGCTCGCCAGCCAAAACCAGCACCAACACGCACCGCCTGCGTGTCCTCACCGTCATTCAATCCACCGAAGGCTGGATCACAGGCCACGATGTCGCCCAACTGTCCGGGTTGACCCACAAGCAGGCCATCGACGCGCTCAACTACCTCAACAACACGGCCAAGATCGCCCGCACAGGCCGCAAATTCACCGCCAAATGGGGCAGATTGGTCACGCCAGACCCCGCTGACGACCCCATCACCGCACTAGAACTCGCCTTTAGGAAAGGATTCCTCGCCCGATGACCACCCACGAAGCAGCCGCAACCGGCATCCTCATCCCCATTGACGAGTCAAACTCGCCCATCCATCACCCGCTGTACCCGGTTTTGCTGGCCGCCATCGAGCAGGCCATGTTCGGCAAGGGCGAACGTCACGGCGGCGCTGTCACGCCCTTCCTCGACCAGCCATGGACGCACTACGCAGCCATGCATGGACGCGGATTCCTCACCGGCCAAGCAGCCAAAAAGCTCGAAGAAGCAGCATCCACCCGCAACGGCGCAGCATTCGAGGCCGAAGTGCTGGGCGCGATCGTCTACTGCGGCATGGCAATCCTGCACGAGCGCGCCAGCTCGGACTGATTCGCGTCGTCCAGGCGCCCCCGCCTGCATCGATCGACACCCCCCCACCCTCCGGGGGGGCAGGCCGCAGGCGCAGGGGGCGGGGCGCAGGCACATACCTCCCACCCGCCCTCCGTCGCCACGCACCTCAACACGCCCACGCACCACGAAGCCACCGCCCAAGGCCGCATCCCTCGCCGCCCGCTACCGACAACGCCGGCAGAGCGAGCCGCTTACGCGCGCGCCACCGAGCGCGACTTCGACTGCGACTGACCCCCCCCCCGCCCTCCGGGGGGCAACCCAACAAAACGCCCGCCCCGTCCAAAGCTCTACCTCCCCCAAAGTCGAATAGCACGCGCTCACCGACAATCGCTTCAACTATGGAGCGCGTGTGCTTGATCCGATCACCATTGGAGCGGCGATCAAGGCCGCGACGACCGCCATCGACATGGCGAAAAAGGGTGTCGCTCTTTACAAAGAGATAAAGGCGACATCGGGTGATGTGTCGGATGTGCTGAAAGATCTGAGGGAGCAGTTCCACAAGATCGCAAGCCCGACGAACGAGCAGAAGAAGCAGTACAACGAGGAGGTCAAACGCATTGAGCAGATCAAGAACACTGATCCGCACGAGGCGTTGAACGACATCTGGAATCACCTCGGCACGTTTGTCGATGAGTACGACAAGATTGCCAAGGCGTATGTCGCGGAGGAAGCGAGTGCGCTGGCTGTGTACAAGGGGGACGAGTCCATTGCAAGGCGGGCGTTGCGGCGCATTCAGATAAGGACGCAGCTCGACGCGATGCTGGCCGAAGTTCGGCAGGAGATGGTTTACAACACGCCGTCGGAATTGGGCGATGTGTGGACGAGATTTGAAGCGATGTGGCGGCAGATCGTCAAGGAGCAGAACGCGGCTTTGGAAGCAGAGATGAGGAAGGCGCAGACGGCGAGATGGCGACGAGAAAGAGCGATCGAGGATCTAAAGGCGAGGGCGGTATGGATTGGGGCAGCGGCATTCGTCCTGGCGTGGTACGTCCTTCTAATGATCGGCCTGCGTCTGAGCCACACGTACCGTGGATATTACTCATCGCCGTGGTGGTCTTGTGCTTTGTGTTGATTGTGGTGATTCCGGTGATGGGCGTGATGTACGGCGACTTGCATCGTGCGGTGCAGGAAGCGCAGTACCAGACGGACAAGATGAAGCGGTTGCGATTGGAGTTGCTGCAAGAGCGGCGGCTGGGACAAGGGGGGCAGGGTGATAACTGAAGCGCAGTTGAAGGCCATTATTCCGAAAAACCCGTATGTAAAGCACTGGTGGGCGGCGATGTTCGGCCCGCAAGACGAGTTTGGCGGCAACAGCCTGCTTTCCGAGTACGACATCAACACGCCGAAAAGGATTGCCGCGTTTCTGGCGCAGTGCGCGCACGAGAGCGGGGGGTTCATGGTGTTGACGGAGAACCTGAACTACCGGCCTGCCACGCTGCGCAAGCTGTTCCCTAAGTATTTCCCGACTGACTCACTGGCTGCTGAATACTGTGCAAAACCGAACAAGCAGGAGGCGATTGCAAACCGAATTTATGCAAATCGCATGGGCAATGGCGACGAGTCTAGCGGCGATGGGTATCGCTTCCGTGGTGCTGGGGTTCTTCAGCTTACTGGACGATCGAACCATCAGGCTTTTGCTGACAGTTTACAGATGGCCATAAACGATGTGCCGCAGTTTCTGTTGACGTTCGAGGGTGCGGCTCAGAGCGCGTGCTGGTTTTGGGAAACCAACGGCTTGAACAAGTGGGCTGACGCCGGGGATCTGGTCAATCTGACCAAGCGTATCAACGGCGGGGTGATTGGTCTGGACGATCGCAAGCATCACTACGAGCTGGCGTTGAACACTATTGGTGTCAATGGCGGGGTGTTTGCATGAGGATGATCGTCGCCATTCTGTTGCCGCTGGCCGTGATTGTTTTCGGGCTGGCCTCGTGCGAGGACAGGTTCCGTTATGCGTGCCAAAACCCTGACAACTGGAACACGCCGCAGTGCCAAAAACCGCAGTGTGACGTTACGCAAACTTGCCCGGAGCATGTTTTTGCGGATCAAAGAAAAATTCAGGAGCAACTTGAAAACAAAGCGCCAACGAACACGGAGTCAAAAAATGAGTGTCCTAAATAAGATCTGGAACGAGAAATACTCGTCCGAAGAATTGATGGTGCGCCTGAAATTCATCATCGGTCTGGCGCTCACGTTCACGCTCATGGGCATCATTTTCACGATTCTGTTTTCCGTCATCTTTGTTCAGCAGCCGCTGAAGTCAATTTCCCCAATCGATCAAAAGTTCTTCGAGGTCATCATCCCGGTCGCGTCATTCCTGTGCGGCATCCTGTCGGGGATCATGTTAAACGGCTCGAACCAGCAGGCGCTGGATGCCGTCCAGAACACAATGAAAAATTTCAACGAAGCCGGCAAACAGGCGCAGTCGGCTCCGCAGGGGGTGGGGGCAACAATCAGCTACTCCGAACGCTTGCCTGCGCAACAACGTGCAACCCCTCGATCTGAGCCGTCACTCGACGCGCTTCCCCCGCAACCGGGCTTTGGTGGCAAGTTAGCACCGCCGCCCGCACCGCAACCCGAAATCTAAGGAGAATCAAATGAAAGCAATGCTATGGATTCGCATGGCCGCAACGGTCATCGGCAGCGTGGTCTTGGCGTTCAATGTTCATGCTGGTGGCGAGATGAAAAAAGTCTGTCACACCGAAAAGGTCAAAGGCAAGGACACTGAGGTGTGCAAGACGATCAAGGTGCATAAGAAGTTGGAGCCGACGGGCAAGCCGGGGCAGAAATGATTCCGATCCCTTACATCATTGCGGCCTTGATCGTTTCGTTTGCTACCGGCGCGGGGCTTGGCGGTTGGAAGGGTTACGCCTGGGGACAGGAAGCGGTGCAGGCCAAATGGGATACGGAAAAGAAAGAACTGGCCGAGGAACACGCGAAGAACATGGAAGTCGCGCGTGAGAAGGAGCAGGCGCTGCAAGCGGCATCAGACAAACTACGTCAGGAGAAAGATCGTGAGATCAGGAATGTTAATGCTCGTGCTACCGCTCTTGCTAACAGCTTGCGCGAGCGCCCCGAAGCCCCCGGCGCGAACAGTGCAGCCGCCGAAAGCGCCGGTCATGGACAAGCTCCCGCCGGATGTACTGGAGCCGAGCTTTATCGAGCGCATGGAGAATTTCTTGTTGGGGAAGCTGCCAGAGCAGAAAACCTCAAAGCAGCCCTGAAGCAATGCTACGCACAATACGATGAAGTAAAGGGGAGGTGATGGACGAAGTACAGCAACCAACAGCCGCCGGTCACGATGCGCTGACACAGTATCGATTGACCATGATTGAAAAGACGCTGGAAGCAATACGAGACAACCTGACTCAACTGGCTCAGTTGGAGCAAAAGCACGTTGAGACACGCGAGGCGCTGGCGCGAGCGTTCAAGCAGATTGATATGCACGACAATCGCATCAGGAATATCGAAGGCGAAATGCCGACGCTGAAGTTAACAAGGGGCTGGATCATCTCAGGCGTGGTCGCACTGGTGGCCATGATGGGTCTGGCGTTGTTCAAACTGTTTTCGTTCACAGGTGGCTGATGGGAACGGCCAAAGGCGAAACCTCCCTCGTAGGCCACCGGCTTCCGATCTCCAACCTGACCGTCGAGCAGGAAGCGTATTGCCGCTCGCGCGCAATGGGCATGGGCATCAGGGAGGCATTGCAAGCCTCGAAGTACGACATCACCCCCGCCACGGCGCGGCAATGGGAAAAGAAGAACCTCAACATCATCAAGCGCATTGAGGAACTGTCTGCCATTGCAACCAACAACGCGATTCTCAAGACGGGATTGAACCGGACTTGGGTGATCGAGCGCCTGATGAGTGTGGTCGATCGCTGTATGCAAGCCGAGCCGGTGAAAGACCGCGACGGCAACGAAACGGGCGAGTTCAAATTTGATTCCAACGGCGCGAACCGCGCGCTGCAATTGCTTGGCAGTGAGCTGGGCATGTTCACCCCCAAGGAGGAGAAACCGGGCGATGAATACGCCAACCTTTCCGACGCAGACCTTACCCGACTCGCTCAAGAGCTTGTCGCCCAAACTGGCCTTATTGAAAATCACGCAGGAACTCAAGCGCCGTCAGGACAGGAACAAGCTATCGAAGTACAAGCCGTACCAAAAGCAGATTGATTTCCACACGGCGGGGGCGACGCACCGCGAACGACTGTTCCGCGCGGGCAACCAGCTCGGTAAAACGTGGTCGTCAGCCTACGAGGTCGGCTTTCACCTGACCGGCTTGTACCCCGAATGGTGGACGGGCAAGCGGTGGCATCGCGGCGTGACCGGCTGGGCGCTGGGCGAATCGATGGAATCGACGCGAGACACCATGCAGCGGCTGGTGCTGGGTCGTCCTGGGGAATGGGGAACAGGAACGATCCCCGAACACCTGATTATCTCGGTCAAGCGCGCGCAGGGCATTGCTGACTCGGTGGACTGCGTGTTCGTGCGCCATGTGTCTGGCATGGTGAGCCGCCTGTACTTCAAGTCGTATGAGAAGGGTCGCTCGAAGTTGCAGGGCGAAACGCTCGACTTTGCGGCGCTGGACGAAGAACCGCCACGGGATATTTACACCGAGGTCTTGACCCGAACGAACGCGACCAAGGGCATCGTGTGGATCACGTTCACCCCGCTTTTGGGTATGTCGGAGGTGGTGCGGCTGTTCCTGCAAAACCCAACGCCGGATCGTGCCGACATCAACATGACGATTGAGGATGTCGAGCATTACACCAAAGAGGAGCGCGAAAGGATCATCCTGTCCTACCCTGCGCACGAACGAGAGGCGCGGGCGAAGGGCATTCCGATCCTTGGCTCCGGTCGCGTGTTCCCGATTGAGGAAAGCGCGATCACGGTCGAGCCGTTCTCGATGCCCGATCTTTGGCCACGGATCTGCGGCGTGGACTTTGGCTGGGATCACCCCAGCGCGGCGGTGTGGATGGCGTGGGATCGGGACACCGACACGATCTACGTCTACGACTGCCTGCGGGTTCGGGAAACCACGGCGCGCGAGCAAGCGCCGGCCATCAATTCGCGTGGCAACTGGATTCCGGTGGCGTGGCCGCACGACGGCCTGCAAACGGAGAAGGGCAGCGGCTTCCAGCTCGCGCAGCAGTACCGGGACGCGGGCGTGAACATGCTGCATGAGATGGCGCAGTTCCCCGAAACCGGCGACGAGTCGGGGCATAAGGTGAGCCGCACCAGCGTCGAGGCGGGCGTCTTGGCCATGTATCAGAAGATGCAGGCGGGCAAATTCAAGGTCTTTTCGACTTGCAACGATTGGTTCGAGGAGTTCCGGCTCTACCACCGCAAGGACGGCAAGATCGTCAAGTTGCAGGACGACCTGATGGCGGCAACCCGCTACGGCTACATGATGATGCGCTACGCCATTACCCCGCCTGACCCGTCCAAGCTGATGCTGAACCCGCGCCGCTCCTACGATTGGAGGGCGGGATGAGTCGAATAGACCGACACCGCCCACAATTACCCTGAAACGATGTTTTAACCGGAAGAATTTATGGCCATTGGCGATATTCAACTGACCAGCGAGGCGCTGCCTGACGACGAAGGCACCTTCGCCGGCAACGCTGGCGGGCCGACCATGGCCAAAAAGTACCAGCCGGATGAAAAACCACGCGGTCGCGTGGTAATGGGCGAAGCGCCGACCGATTCGGGGCAGATGCCGGAGGATCTTGAAGATTCGGCACTGCCACGCGGTCAGGTCGAGATGTTCCTGCGCGAGATCAAGCACCAGCCGCACTGGCGGCGTGAGGCCGACCGTGCCGCCGACTACTACGACGGCAACCAACTGTCGCCGGAAACGGTGGAGAAGTTGCAGGAGCGCGGGCAACCGCCGCTCATCACGAACATCATCAAGCCGACGATCGATACGGTGCTTGGCATCGAGGCCAAAGCGCGCAGCGATTGGCGCGTGCGACCGGAAGATGACGAGGAATGCTCCGACGATCTGGCCGAGGCGCTGTCGGTCAAGCTGAAGCACGCGGAAATCGAGTCGCGCGCTGACCGCGCCATCTCGGATGCGTATGCCGCCGAGATCAAGGCTGGGCTGGGCTGGGTGGAGGTCGCGCGCGAGCATGACCCGTTCAAATGCCCGTACCGCGTTCGCTACGTCCATCGCCGCGAGATCTTTTGGGATTGGCGCGCCGAGCAGCCGGATCTGTCGGACGCCCGCTACCTGATACGCCGGCGCTGGCTGGAGCTGGAACACGCCATTGCCCTGATGCCGCAATACGCCAGCCTGTTCCGCATGACGACGGGCGGCTGGGCTGGCTTCGATCCACTGCTGGAGCAGGACAGCCGGCTCGTGCAAAGCTGGGAAATCGAGCGTGACACGCGGATTGCCGCCGTGGATTGGCGCGACATTCAGCGCCTGCGGATTTGCCTCTACGAGATCTGGTATCGCAAGTGGGTGCGCGGGTATGTGATGACGCTGCCCAACGGCACGACCATGGAAGCCGACTTCAACAACCCGCGCCACAACGAGGCGATCGTGGCCGGCATTGCCAAGGTCAAGCAGGCGACGTTCCAGAAAGTGCGTCTGGCTTGGTACACGGGGCCGCACTTCCTCTACGACGTTCCCAGCCCGTACAAGCACAACCAGTTCCCGTATGTGCCGTTCTTCGGCCACCGCGAGGATCTGACCAACGTGCCGTATGGCCTGATCCGCTCGATGGTATCGCCGCAGGATGAGGTCAACGCCCGCAAGTCGAAGATGCTGTGGTCGCTGAACTCGAAGCGCGTCATCGTGGACGCCGACGCGGTGCTGGATCACCAGAAGGCGCAGCAGGAAATTGCCCGCCCGGATGCTTACATCGTCCTGAACGCCAACCGCAAGCCGACCTCAAAGTTTCAGGTCGATCCGGGCGGCGATCTGGCCACGCAGCAGTTTCAGGTCATGCAGGAAGCCAAAGACGAAATTGCCCAGGCATCCGGCATCCACAAGTCGATGCAGGGACAGAACTCGAATGCCTCGTCCGGTCTGGCCATCAACAGCCTGATCGAGCAGGGCATGAACACGCTGGCCGAGATCAACGACAACTTCCGTTACGCGCGCCGGCTGGTGGGCGAAATGCTGTTCGAGCTGGTCAAGCAAAACCTGATTTCGCAGGGGCCGAGCAAGGTCGTCATCGGGGAAGGCCAGAAACGCAAGGTCATTCCGCTCAATACCCCGACCATGGACGAGCAAACTGGCGAACCGACCATGCTCAACGATGTGGCCAAAATCAAGGTCAAGGTCGTGCTGGACGATGTGCCGAGTACGCCGACGTACCGAATGCAGCAGCTTCAGATGCTCTCTGAAGTCACCAAGAGCCTGCCGCCAAACCTGCAAGCGGCGGTCGCGGATTTTGTCATCGAGGCGACGGACTTCCCGAACCGCCACGAGGTTGCCGACCGGATCAGGAACGCCATCGGCATTGTTGATCCAGAGCAGCAGAAAGCGCAGGCCGCAGCGCAGGCGCAAGCGCAACAAGTGCAGCAGGACATGGCGCAGAAAGCGTTCGTCATGGATATGGCCGAGAAGGCGTCGAAGATCAGGAAGCTCAACGCCGACGCCGAAAAGGTGCAAGCCGAAGCCAAGATGGCCAAATTTCAACCCATGGTGAGGACGCCGCAGATTGCGGTGACCCCGCCAGCAATTCAGTAACGAAGGAATCCTATGTCCTCCAACATCAAAACCCGCCACACCAATAAGGTAACGGTCAACGCCAGCCCGATCACGGGTGCGTTTGCGATCACGCCGTCCGACTCAACCGATCTGGACGAGATCACCTTGAACCTGTACGTCGGCACGGCGGGCGCGGCCAAACTGACCATGTTCGACGGCTCGGTGGTGACTTACGCCACGCTGGCCGCTGGCCGTCACCCGCTGCGCGTCAAGCGCGTGTGGGCAACCGGCACGACCGCCACCGGCTTGGTTGGCGAGGTCTGACATGCAACATGCCGAAGCAGGCATTTTGGTGGCGACCCTGTTTCTGGCGCGCGACCTCGCGCACCGGGAACATCTTCGGGTCACTGGCGAGGGCAGCTTTGCCCGTCACAAGGCGTTGGAGGGTTTTTACGATGGAATCGTTGACTTGGCTGACCAATTGGCTGAAGCGTATCAAGGTTGCTTTGATGTCATTCTGGAAATCCCGCTGCTGGCCGCGCCTGAAGAAACTGACATCATCGAGCAGTTAGCTTCACAGCGGCAGTGGATCAGGGAGGAAGGCCGCGAAGCGATCCCTCGCTCCGAAACGCCGCTGCACAACATCGTGGATGAGATCGAGGCGCTGTACATGTCTACCCTGTACCAACTGCGCCGACTACGCTGAGTCTCCTCTGGTGCTATCCCAGACCTTGCCCCGGTTCATCCGGGGCATTTTTTTGCCCCGGTACAAAAGCTCGAATTGCTATTTCGCTTCTATATTCCAATCACCTGTAAAGGCAGTTTTCCCCGCCATGGGTTATTGGCCTCGCCGTACAGGATTTCCGCAACCAACTGCGATAACGTGGAGTGAAGTGAATGGCAACTATTGATCTCGATTTGGAGAACCTTTCGGACGACCCGGAACAACTGGCAGCGGCTTTCGCAGCATTGGAAGCAGGGGACACACCCCCGCCGCCCACGGAATCCGATCCACCGAAGGACGAACCGACCGAGGCCAAACAGGCAGTCGAGGACAAGCAGCAGGTCAGCGAGAACCCGCCTGACGACCAAGAGCAGGAGCCGCAAGGCATCGCAACGAAGGACGGCAAGAACGTCATTCCGTATGCGGTGTTGAAAAGCGAACGCGAACGCGCGCACCGAGCCGAACAAACGGCGCGGGAAATGCAAGAACGTGTCGCCGCGCTCGAAGCGATGGTCAAGGGGCAGGTAAATGAAGGGGCGAAAGACGGTGAGAGCGCCCGCACCAACTCACTACCGGCTGAAAACGAGCTTTCCCAAGAAGATCTGGAAGCTCTGAAAGAAGATTTCCCGACCGTTTACAAGGCGGTGATGGCGTCGATGGCTGCGGCCAAAACGCTCGAAGCCAAATTGCAGCCGGTCGAAGATGTGGTGCGACAGGAACAGCAGGAGCGCGCGCAATCTGCAACGGAAACGGTGCAGGACGCAATCGACTCAGTGCCGAAACTGGCGCACATCCAAGCAACCAACGCCGAAGCATTCGAGCTGGCAAAACAGTTCGACGCATCACTCCGGCAGCAGGCAGCTTGGCAAGCGAAATCGCTTTCGGAACGCTTTACCAAGGTCGCAGAAATGGTGGAAGCCGCACTTGGGCCAATCGATGTGCCGGGACAAAAGCCAACTTCACAACCGAGTGCCGAGGATCTGAAGGCAGCGGCGAAGGCCAAAGCAGCGGAACAGGCGAAAGCCAACCGCTCCAACGTGCCGACCTCGCTTTCCGAAGCCCCGGCAGGACAACATGCAGCGCAGGACGATCAGGAAGAAGCAGAGAACCTTACCCCTCTGCAACTGGCTGAAAAGTTCTCCGCGATGACGCCCGATCAAATGGATGCGTATTTCCGAAACCTGTAAATAGCGAGGCACACAAATGGCAACCAATATCCCAGTAGGCTCGGCCCTTGCACGGAAGATCTATTCCGTCGGCCTGTTCACCCGTGTTCAGCACACCCCCGGCTTCATGAACCTGATCTCCGGCGAGATGCCGAAGGAAGGCTCGTTTGCAGCCAAAACCAAAGGTCAAACCTCCCCGGACTACCCGATCGTCAAAGCTGGCGATCTGGCCAAGGGTGCAGGCGACACCGTTAGCATCGACCTGTTCAACATCCTGCAAGGCAAGCCGGTGATGGGTGATACCCGCATCGAAGGCCGCATGATGCAGCTCACCTACAGCTCGATGGATGTCAAGATCAACCAAGTTCGCGGTGGCGCGGATTCGGGCGGTCGCATGACCCAAAAGCGTACCGTCCACAACCTGCGCAACATCTCGATGGCTGGCCTCCAGGCATGGATGCAGCGTCTGGAAGATCAGACCGCGCTGGTGCATCTGGCCGGCGCACGCGGTTCGCAAGCAACGTCGGATTGGGTTGTCCCGACTCAATCGGACAGCGACTTTGACTCCATCATGGTCAACAGCGTCAAGGCTCCGACCAAGAACCGCTACTTTGCGGCCAACGACGCCACCGACCCGTCGAACATCGGCACCAACGATGCGCTGACCCTGCAAGACATCGACCGTATCGTCGCGCAGCTCCGCGAGTCGCCGGTTGTCATGCAGTCGGTGAAGATCAAGGGCGACGACCGCGCGTGGAACGATCCGCTGTGGGTCATGTTTGTGACCGAGCGCCAGTGGCTGTATCTGCAAGCTCGTACCGGCCAGACCACTTGGCGTCAGGCTGTGCAGTACGCCTTCGAGCGTAAGTCGGCTGGTGTGAAGCACCCGCTGTTCGACGCCTACGAAACGATCATGTGGAACGGTGTGCTGATTAAGCGCATGAACCGCTACGCTATCCGTTTTGCAGCCGGCGATGTGGTGAAGCACGATTCCGGCGGCACTGACGGCGGCACCTACACCGAAACCGACAAGCAGACTGCCCAGCCGGTTGATCGCGCGATCATCGTCGGCGCTCAAGCTCTGGCCAAGGCATACGGCAAGTCGGCATCGGACTACTTCTACGATTGGTCGGAGAAGGAAGTCGATCACGGCAACTCGATCGAAACGGTGACTGCGGCCATGTGCGGCTCGGCCAAGATCCGCTTCAAGATCGACGGCGCTGACACCGACTTCGGCGTGGCCGTGGTGGACAGCTACGCACCCGACCCCGCATCGGCTGCTGGCCGCACGCTGCTCGGCTCGTAATCAAATGGGGGCTTCGGCCCCCGTTTGGCGAACAAACATCTTGTAAAGGAAATGCAAAATGGCAACTATCAATGCTCCTACTCTGGCTAATACCCAGTACAGCGGCGTAGCTCCACTGGCCGTTGCTCACGGCCAAGCGGAACTGTCGTCGGTCGCGGTTGACGACAAGATCCGTCTGGTCAAGCTCTACGCCGGCACCAAGATCTATCGCGTCGATACCGTGTTCGATGACATGGGTACGTCCAGCACCCTCGACGTTGGCTTCGAGTACGCCAATGGCGAGGCCGGCGGCTCGGCAACTGCGTTCGCTACCGGCATCGACACCGATCCGGCTGGCACTTCGTCGCATGTGTTTGCGCCGGTCACTCTGGCCTACGACGCTTACATCATTGCAACGGTCAAGGGCGCGACCTCCACCGGCACGCTGGATGTCATGACCACCTTCGAGTTCAGTGGCGCGAAGTAATCCATTGAGCGGTTGAAGGAAACCGGACGGGGGAGCTACGGCTTCCCCGTTTCTATTTATAAAGGAGAAACTATGTCAGCGACCATCTTGCTTATGTACGTCGGCAACAAGCCCGCCGCCTACGACAACATTGCCCGCTCCGGCAAGACTTGGAACGGCCACGGCGACATTCAGGAAGTCACCGAGGCGCAGGCGCGCTTGCTCCTGAAATTCCCCGATCAGTGGCAGCTCGTGTACGAGGCTCAACAGGAGGCCGTCGAGCATACCGAATCGATCAAGGTGACGGACGAGGACGGCGATCAAGTCATCATTGACCCAGACGCCTTCAAAAAGCCGATCGAGAAAATGACCAAGGCTGAGATGGTGGCCTACGCGCGCGACCGTTGGAGCAAGGAACTGGACGTTTCCATGGCCAAAAAGATGATGATCGACCAGATTGAAGAATGGGAACGGGATCTTGATGTGACCATTGGTGGCCCCGCCGAGGGTTGAGTCGAATTGCACTCTGTCGGGGATACTTGCTCTGTCGCTTAATGGGTTTTAATCGTGGCCAACATCAAGTATTCCGAACTGCTGGACGAGGTTCTGCCCTATTTGGCGGCAGACCCGTCCAATCCGGTGACAGTCAACGCGATCAAGCGTTCTGTCATCGATTTCTGTTCGGGGTCATGGATCTGGCAGTACCTGCCTGACCCGTTGGATGTCGTGGCCGGCGAAGCCTTCTACACGCTTGAAGCGCCGCCGGGGACGGACATCTCCGTTGTCATGGACGTTTCGCACAACAACGTCCCGCTGACCAACAAAACGACGAGCTGGCTTGACCACGAGATCCCCGGCTGGCGCACCGAGCGGAAGAACCCGAAGTATTTCACGCAGGTTGATACCGAGCAGATCGTCTTGGCCGCAGTGCCGGATCTGAACATCACGAGCGGCTTGTCGATGACCTTTGCGCTGCAACCGTCGCAGTCGGCCTCCAGTTTCCCAAAATGGATCTTCAATCAGTACGTCTACGCGCTGGCCGACGGTGCGATCTCCAAACTGATGCTGATGCCGGGTAAGCCGTGGACGGATACGCAAAACGGAGCCGACCGCCGCACCCGTTTTGAGCAAGCTATTGCCAACGCCCGCAACTCAGCAGCGTCTGCCGTCGGGCGCGCCGCAGGGCGCGTGAAGCCCCAGCATTGATAAGGAACGCCCATGGCAACCATCCTCGCATCATCGATCATCGACAAGGCGCAAGTCATCTTGCAGGACACGACCGGCGTGCGCTGGCCAGACACCGAGCTGCTGGGCTGGCTCAACGACGGGCAGCGCGAGATCACGATCTTCAAGCCCAACGCTTCGGTCAAAAACACGGCGGTGCAACTCGCGGCAGGCACCAAGCAGTCCCTGCCCGCCGACGGCGTGCAACTGATCGATGTCCCGCGCAACATGGGAACCAACGGCACGACGCCTGGGCGCGCAATCCGCATCACCATGCGCGAGATCTTGGATTCGCAAGTGCCGAACTGGCACACCATGACCGCCGACGCGGAAGCGGTGCATTACATGTACTCGGTGCTTGATCCCAAAAATTTCTACGTGTACCCGCCGCAGCCGGCCAACAACCGGGGATACGTCGAGCTGATCTATGCTTGCGCGCCGGTTGATGCGACAAGCAACGGCACGATCACACTGGACGACATCTACCAGACCGTTTTGCTTGATTACATTCTGTACCGCGCGTACAGCAAGGACACCGAATTTGCTGCCGACGCCAACCGCGCGTCCCAGCATCAAGCTGCCTATTTAGCCGCGCTTACGGGCAAGGCAAAGGTGGAAGCGGGTGCAAACCCAAATGTCTCGGCTCCGGCCAACCCCAATGTTGTACCCAACTCCCGTTAACTGAAAGGAAGAAGTCATGGGCGCGTTTAGCAACTACCTTGAAGAAAAGATCGTTGAGCATTTCCTGCGCAACAATGCCATCACCCCGCCGGCCACGGTTTACGTCGGCCTGTTTGAGTCCGATCCGGGCGAGGCCACCAGCGGCACCGAAACGTCGTACAGCGGCTACGCTCGCCAATCGTCGGCATGGACTGCGCTCGATGTCAACGGCCAGACCAAGAACAGCGCATCAATCACTTTCCCGGCCAACGGCAACGCTTCGGCTTCGGTGACGATCACGCATCTGTGCCTGTTTGACGCTGCGACTGCCGGCAACCGACTGTTCTACGCGCAGCTCTCCGCGCCAAAAACTCTCTCGCCGGGTGACGTTCTGAGCTTTGCCGCCAACGCAATTGTGTTTGGCCTCGACTAACACGTTGATCTAGGATCACCGTGCGCGGGACAGTTAACGGGTACTCGATCAACGGCGCTGCGCTGCCCAATTGGGTGGTGCGCGCCGTGGTCGTGGCCGCCGCTGCTGCGACCGTTGCCAACGTCAATCAGACGCGCATCACCTTTGGGTCGGCACTGGCCGATGCCGGTGTTGTCGTCACGCTGACGCAGACGCAAACCATACAGGCGCGTTCCAACGCGACTGCAACTGCCAGCTCGTCACTTAGCCCGACGCTCCTGTTTGCTGGCAGATCCACCGCCTTTGCGGAAGCCACCGGCAACGGCGCGGTTATCCGCGATGTCTTTGCCTCTGCGGGCGGCGATGCCACCTGTACCGCCGAAGCCCTGACGGCGCAGGCCATTGGCGCAGCCACGGCCACGATGGAATCGTCCGTCGTTCTGGCCAAGCCGCATTTGATTCGCCCAGGCGCAAGCCTGCGCTACGGCGAGCTGTCCTCCAGCGTGACCGGAAACGTCACGCGCTACACCCTCATCCCGACCACCAATTTTGGAGAGGCAAGCGGCAGGGGCGAGGCCAGCCACAAGATTTACCCGAACAACTACTTCCGGCACGACGGCTACGTGCTGCGGGCGATGGCCGGAGCCAGCAGCCAGATTTTGCAGGATCGAATCGTCACCATTTCGACCATCGGTTCGTTCCAGTTTGCCGAGTGCGATGGAACCTCGCGCTCGTTCATCCGGTATTCCGCACGCTCGCTGGCTACCGGCATTACTACCCGACTGCAAGCCAGCGCCATTCACATCCAGCGCGGCAGAGTCAACGCGCTCGCGCAAGCCAACATTACAGCCAATGCGCTGCGCACGCGACAGGGAGCGGCAGTCGCCTTTGCCGATGTCGCGCCCAATGCGCCGCGCGCGCGAATCCTGCAAGCATCCAGAGCGTCGGCCAGCGCCGCAGCCGTCGTATCGGTGACGCAACGCAGGACGGCTTTTGCCGCCGCTGTTAGCGCCGCCCAATCCGCTGTGCCGTTTGCAATTCTTTACGGCACGCAGCATCGAACTACCGTCAACGCCCTTGCTGAAACGACCGGAATCGGACTAGCTTTTCAGCGGTTTGCCGGCACATCGCTCTCGGCCATAGCCGAGCTGCAAGCGCGCTCGGTCGATGGCTACAGGGTTGCAGCCGGCAGCGTCAGCACGACCATGGCCAGCGCCACCGTGGGTCGTGCGTTTGGCTTGACGAACTCGGAAGTGCTGGCACCTGATGATCGCTACATGCGTGTATCGGCAGAAGAAAGAGCAATGGCGGTAGCGATCGAAGAACGAACCATGATGGTGACAGCATGAACCTTGGAAACTTTACCAAACAGCCGGTCGAGGTCATTGACTACGACATTGATTACAGCGAATGGCTGACTCCCGGCGACAACGTGGAATCCGCTGCCGTCACTGTAGAACCTGCCGGCCTGACGATCGAATCGACATTCATCAACGATCCGCGCGTCAAGATTTGGGTATCGGGCGGCAGCAACGGCACGCAGTACAAACTCACCATCACGACCACCACCGCCGATGGCCGCGTCAAACAAGATGAATTCAAGATTCGCGTGAAGGATGTATAACCATGCCACAACTATTCGCCAACAACGCCTACAGCTCGCTTTCCACGTCCTTGGGCGCGAGCGGAACCAGCCTGACGCTGGCCACTGGCACGGGTTCGCGCTTTCCTTCGCCCACAGGCGGCGATTACTTTCTTCTGACGCTGATCGGTCTTGATTCCAACGGTAACGAAAACTCGTGGGAAATCGTCAAGGTCACTGGCCGCGCGTCCGATGTTCTGACCATCGTTCGCGCTCAAGAAAGCACGACGGCAGTGGCGTGGGCGTCGGGTACGCGCGCGGAGCTGCGCAGCACAGCCGGCACGTTCAGCGGGTTGCAGCCACTAGATGACGATCTGACTGCACTGGCCGCACTTTCCACCACTGGAATACTAAGAAGAACCGGCGCAAACACGTTTGCCGCAGGGAACATCACCCTCAGCGGCGATGTCACGGGAACCGGAACTACGCCACTTGTTACGACCTTGGCCAATAGCGGCGTCACCGCTGGCACGTACACGAAGGTCACGGTGGACGCCAAAGGGCGCGTCACCACGGGCGCTTCGCTGGCATCAAGCGATGTCACCACCGCGCTGACCTTTACGCCGGAGAACGTCGCCAACAAGAACGCAGCCAACGGCTACGCCGGCCTCGATTCGAGCGGCCTGATCCCGTCCTCGCTGCTGCCGTCCTATGTGGACGACGTTCTGGAATACAGCAATCTGGCCGGCTTCCCAGGCACCGGAACCACCGGCAAGATCTATGTGGCACTCGACACCGGCAAAATCTATCGCTGGAGCGGCTCGGCCTACATCGAGATTAGCGCCTCGCCGGGATCGACCGATTCCGTAACCGAAGGCTCGGTCAACCTGTATTTCACGACGGCGCGCGCCCGTTCTTCGATTACCGTCACGCAAAACCTGACCTACAACAGCACGACCGGCGTTATTACGGGGCCGGATCTAACCGGCTATATGCCCCTGGCCGGCGGCACGATGACGGGCGCGATTACGTTTGCCGCAGGGCAGACGTTCCCTGGCACGGGCGATGTGACCACGACCGGCACGCAGACGCTGACGAACAAGACGCTGACCAGCCCGACCATCAATACGCCGACAATTGCAGGCGCAACCTTCAACGACGGGTATACCGAGGAAATCTTCGCCGTCACAGGTACGACTCCCGCGCTATCGGCCAATAACGGCAGCATCCAGACATGGACGCTGACAGCCAACTCTAGCCCGACTGACTCGCTCTCCAACGGTCAGAGCATCCTGCTTGGCGTGACCGCAGGTTCCTTCACGATCACGTGGCCGACAACGACATGGAGCAAGGTGGGTGGTAGCGGTGCAGCTCCGACGCTGACCTCGACGGGTGTGAACTGGATCGTGCTGTGGAAGGTGGGCGGCACGCTGCGTGCGGCATTTTTGGGGACTGCGTAATGCTGAAGAACAAGATACTTTCCGCGAGCGGGCAGGGCGTTGATCCGGTGTACGTCGATGACGTTTTCGTCAGCTATTTAAGGACAGGCACAGGCTCCGCAACAACCGTCCCAACTGGTCTAGATCTATCCACAAAAGGCGGGTTGGTCTTTTCCAAGAGCCGCTCTGCCGCGACGAATTGGGCGTGGTACGACACTGCGCGAGGCGCGACATTCGATCTTGCAAGTAACACCACTGCGGCGCAGACAACGCAATCGACTGGCCTGACTGCATTTGGCACTACAGGACATTCGTGGGGATCGCTAGCAAAGGTAAATACCAGCGGCGCGACTTATGTCGATTACGTTTTTCGTAAAGCGGAAAAGTTTTGTGATGTGGTGACGTATACGGGGAATGGCTCTAACTCGATTGTCGTTAATCATGGCTTACGCAGCACAGTAGGTTTTTTGTTGCTAAAGAAATTAGATGACGCAAGTAATTGGGCTGCATTTGCAAGAAAGAGTGACGGAACGTATTTCCTGTTCAATACGGCAACTGCAAGTTTTAATCTAAGCGGAGCAGCCGCAAGTAGTGCTGATTTATCTTCTCTTGGGTATTTAACTTCAACCACATTCAAACCATATGATTTGAGCAGTTCGCATACTGGTGGGGAAAACGACTTTAACGCAAACGGCTCTACCTACGTCGCCTACCTATTCGCC